ATGAAATTTAAAATATTATTATTAAGTTTTATTGCCACCGGTTGCTATGCTAATGAAAGTACAGCTGATCCGGATATTTGTAATATCGTAAAAAAGGTCGCTTATAACGTGATGGAAGCACGACAGCAAAAAGTACCAGCACAAGATTTACAACAAATTGCCGATGGGCTAGCAGATGAAAAAGCCAAGCAGCTTTATCAAGACTTAATTAGCTCAGCTTATGCTGCCAAAGTATTTAAGACAAGTTTCTTTAAACGCCAAGCAATTGAAGATTTCCAAGCAGGATGGTATGAGGAATGTTTACGTAGAAATGAATAATAATTAAAAAAATAATGAGTATTTAATTTTTAAGAACAACTAATTAGTTAAGAGAATAAAAAATATACTGACAGGTCTGTCTAGGTATTTTAATTTGAAAATAAAATTCGAATTTATAGGTATTTATTTAAAAATAAATGCTCCGAAGATGCCGCTGCATGTCGTTACCCTTGAACCCTAAAGTTCAGCGGGTCTTTCTCAATTCTAGCAATACATTGCAATATTAAGCAATACCTAGCGATATTAAAAAATCAATATTTTTAATAATTTATATTAAAGCAATACAATGCAATATTACACAATCTTTAGCAATACAAAAATAGTCTATTAATGGTCTATTTTGATAAATACGGTCTATTTTTCAAGTTTAAGTCTATTAAAGGTCTATTTTTGGTGATTAAAAAAGCGGCACTTAGCCGCTTATGCTGTATGTGCCATTTTGTTTTGTTCAATATAAGCCAAAACATCAGACTTCATATAATTTACTTGTCGTTTATGAGGTTTAGAGAATGGAATGCCGCCACCTTCACATCTTTTCTTCTGCAACCACGGTAAGGATACGTGCATAACAATAGCTACTGTTTCAGGTGGAAAAGTTTGATTATCAGCAGCTTCCCAAAATTCCTTCTTAGCAGCCTCTTTTTCTGCATGAGTCATACGATCTAATTTAGTTAAACGTGACATTTATTTCTCCTTACTTTCCGCTTTAGGATTTGCCCACCAAAGTACAGGGCCATCTTCTGAATCAAATGCTGCAATTAAAAAGAGTCCTTGTTCTGGCGGTTCTGGCTTCCAGTTTGGCCAAACTACTGCATCTTCCGGTATATTTGGTATTTCATCGTAATCTAATAGTTGAGTTTCAATTTCAACTCTAAGATTCATTTGAAGTTGTGCCCACTGTTCTCTTGTATAGGCTTCAGCTCCTTCTTCAATGGTGTCAAACAATTCAATATCTGGATGAAACCAATTGAAAAGGTTTTCAGGTGGTTCTATTGGCTGGATCTGATATTTAAAACCCGTCTCACTAGATCCATAAAATAGTTTTGCTTCATCAAAGCTTTTGGTTACAAGAGGGGCAGAGCCTTTCTTGTAGCAAATTACTATTTCATCAAATTTAAAAACACGTTCAGCTGTCTTCAAATCAAAGCATTGGTACATAGGTTCACTAAACCAACTCTCAACATAAAATAGATTTTTAATATGATCTTTGCGGGAACCGTGCCATTTCTGAACTTTGATAACATCATCAAAAATTTCTAAGAAAAAGTTGTTGCCTTCCTTTTCATGCATTTTTCTATAACGCTCAACAGCTCGCTCAGCTATCTCTTTTGAAGCTGCTGGCGTTTGCTTAAAAGGGCTGTAACCTTCAGGTCGCATTGCAACCGCCCATAAAGTTGATTCACTCATCCTTCAGCTCCCGATTCGCTAACACCCAACTTAATGCAACCTTCCTCAGGTAAATCAGCATACCAACAGTAGTATCCTTCACCGTCATAACCATCTTGGAGCCATTTGATGGTCATTTCAGTTTCCATCTGGAATTGATCTTTTTCCCCATCTGGCGCACCAAAATCAAAGGCTTCTTTTAGTTCAGCGCAAGTTAGAGTGACACTAGGGGTGGGAGTATCTGGCACCGTCTCGGCTTTGGCTTTATTCCATAACTGCCAAGCATCATTAGTTACAATATTGAAATAGCCATTCATTGTTTCACTGAATGCTAGGATGTCATTTTTACGAATAGCACTTTCACGTTTAAAAATTTCTGTAGTTTTGAATTGTGATTCAAAAGGGATACGTTCATTACCTGTCATTTAAGCCACCATCTCTGCATATTCTTCTTTAGTCCATTCAACAAACTCTTTATAAAGCTGCTGCGCGGGTTTATTTAACCGGTTGTGATAGTCGATCGTTATGCGGCGCCAAGCGACTGGTACCGCATAATGCTTGGTTAGAAACATCGCTTGATCCATGCCTTGCCGGACTATTACGTAGCCCAGCAATTGCAAGTAGTACATAAAACCAAGCATGTGTTTTTGGCTCACTTTCTTGTACTGATCTTTCATATTAGAAACCGTCTCCTAATAAATAATCAGGCTCAGCCTCTTGAAGTGGCGTAGATGTAGGGTTCTCTAATTCAAAGCGGCGTTTCTTAACAAAGTCCATGAGTCGTGATTGAATCTGTGGATCTCGTGCGGCCACATCTATTTCCAAAGCATCTAATGTTGTGAGGTCGGGCGCGTTTTGGATCTGGACCATTAGTGAAGGTGGTTCAGTTGCTTGCGCCTTAGATTTTTCGAGCTCTTCAAGACGTTTGTGAGTTGCAAGTAGCAAAGGCTCCATTTGTTTATCAGACCAAGTGCGTGTATATCGATAAACTGCATTTACTTCGTCTGGTGTTTTTGAGTCCTTAACTCGTTGCAGCAGGGTATCAAGTTTCTTCTGATATTCTGAATCAGCGGTTTCTGATTCAATAGCCGGCTCAGCTGTTTGTGCTTTTTCTACAACCTCTGGTTTTGAATTTTTAACTTTTAGAGATTCCGCATGACTTTCTGAAGGCTTTTCTTCTTCGACTTCTTCAGTAGGCTTATTTAGAAGTTTTAGAATGTCTTCCGCAAACTCACCACCGCTGATTTTAATAATCGCGCAGCAATGAGCAAATGCATTATCAAAACTTGAGTGAACTTGGCCATGCTGGAGCATGCGCAATTGTCCTTTAGATCCATTCCACTTAAACTGCTGCACACCTAATTCAACAGTTGGGCTAGGGTAAGAGCAAGTAGAACCTTTTTCTGGCGCAACTCTTAATGGTTCTGGTACCTCAAATTCACCAATAAAAATAGTTCTAGGCTTTAATTGAAATTCGAATTTATCAAAAACATCAAAGCCAAAGTCATAAGGGTTAAATGGTTCCCAGCCATTACGCTCAGTATTATTTACTAAAAGTAATTCACCGTTGGCCCAAGCAAGTTTGGCTTCAACTTTATTTAGAATTTTCATGCTGTCATCCCCGTTTTCGCTAAGGTTTCAATTTCTTGTTTAACTGCAGTTAGTTTTGCCGCTTCAATTTGGATCAGGGCATCTATGCCGAAGTGCTCACAAACTGTTTTTACATCGAGGCCACGTTCAGCAATAAAGTTTTGAAGTTCATCTCTTTGTTGATCTGAGATACCGTTAAATTCTGGTGGACTAATCCAAGTGCCACGTTGTTTATCAAACGTGCAATTCAATGCTTTAGCTCTCATTAACATTGCTTGGCGCATGTTCTGGTAATACATGTGTTCTTTATCAAGCGACTCAGTTAATTGATTAAGGTCACCTGCATGCTCAGCTTCTTCACAGCTTTGTTTCCAGTTTTCTAGCTCTTCTTGGGCTTTAGCTGCTGCAAGTTGTGCAGGCGTTAAGGTGTTAATGTGATCTTTAGCTTGAGTAATCAGGTCAGCCAAGAAAGTAGGATGTGCTTTAAGATCTGGTACCCATACTTCACCAGTTTCACCACCTAAAGCACCTGAGTTTTTCGCATGATGTGTAGGCGAGGGTTTAAAATTAATAACGCGGGCATTTTTACCTTCACCTGTAGTAACAGTTGTTAGATAACCCATCACATCTGCGATACGGTAAAGCTCGTTACGGTTTTTACCACCTAGATCTGGTCGGTAAATAATTTGATCACCGTTTTGATCTTCTGAAGCGTGTGCAATGAAAACAACGTCTTTACCTAAACTGATCAAAGTATTGATGTATTGCTTGAACGTTTGGTTCGCTAATCCTTGAGCCTTTAACTTTAAAGAACCATCTTTTTGACGGTTATTTGCCGTAAGTAACAGGTGGGTTTTAATGCATTCAAGCATTGCACCCACGGTATCAATGACTACGGTTTTATAGGGTGCTAAGTCCTGCGGCGTAAGGTTTGCAACATCACTCCATTGTTGAACCTGTACAACCGCACCTCGACGTAATTCACCAGTACGGTGAGCACCACGGTCAAAGTCAAAAGAAATTGCTTTTTCCGCAGTAAAGCCCATCGATGATTTACCTAAACCCGGATCAGCGTATAGGTACACAATAATTGCTTGAACTAATAAAGTTTGGTCAGCAGTAATAATCGGTAGAGCCATTTTTATTATCCTTATCTTGAGCCAGTGAAGCCGCGCTTAGTTTTATAAGCTTTGCGGTCATAGGTAGGGATATTTGTTTCACGCAGTTTTATAGCGAGCTGCTTTCTGCGCTGAAAATCAATTTCTTGTGTGAGTTCATTCCAAACTTTTGGATAGTCAGTTTGGAACCTGAACACATTTAAAGGCGTCTTAAATCCGTCTTTAACTTTGTAAAGAACTGAGCCATTAGCATTAGATGCGTACACTTGCCAGCCGATGCGAACTGAATACAGCCCTTTATCATCACGACCTAAAAAAGACTTATAGCCGTCAGGGTGCTTTTTGAAATTAGACATGTTCAGCCTCCTTACATTCGCATGCACCAACAAAGGCATACGTAAGCGGGCTAGGAGCATCTACAGGTGAGACGTCCTTAATATTTAAAGGAATAATTTCTTTGCGATATTTAACTAAAACCACATCACCTTCACGGCAATCGACAATTCCTTCTTTTGAAGAAAAACGAGCAGATTTAGAAGATTGGGTTACTCTGCAAAATGAAACCTCATCACCAGCTTTGATTTTTGAACGGTCAACAGGAATCATCTTCTTGCAAGTAGGGCAGTTGTAATCTTTCATTAGGCTGCCTCCACCAACTTGTTACGTTCGATGAAGCCTTTTAGAAGGCTATTGATGTTGCGGATGTCTTCAAATTCGGTGAAATCGTTATATGACTTACCATTAATGTCAGTGATTTCATTTACTGTGAGTTGGGTAATATCAACAGTGGTGAATTCAGAACCCGGAACGCCGTAGCTGTCTGGATGAGCTTCAAAATCAAAGCTAACGTTTAAACGGAAGCTATCTAATTTAATTACAGCAACTCCAGAATGCTTACCTGTGATTTTTGCGGTTAACACGCTGTAAGTACTTGGTTGAGTTTTAGGTGTAAAAAGAGTAGGTGCGTCTTTTGTTTGGAAAGCTGGTTGCAATTGGCAAGCAACTAAAGAACCACCAGAGATTGCAAGAGCAGCCATGCTGACAAATGCAAATGAGTTGAAAGGGGTAGCTTTTACGTTCATAATTGATCTCGCAGTTTGCAAAAGCACATCGGAAGGTAAGAGAGTCGATGTGCTTTTTTGTTGTCTACGAGATTTATATTAACTATGGTTAATTTTTTAGTCAAGAGAAAAGTTAACAATGGTTAATCTTTTTATTAACTATAATTCATGCTTTAATAGACAAAAGAAAACCCAACTATCAAAGGTGATAGAAATGAGTCTAGGCGAAGAAATGTTTGAATGGCGCAAGCAGATGGTTGAGAAACTACTGCTTCAGGAAAGTAATATTGATCAACTAGAAGAAAAAGTTGATCGTGCTGAAAAGATTCTTTTTGGTGATTGCACAGCCGCTTTCAAAATAGAGTGCACGCTTCGGAACGCGTATGCGCTGAAAGCTATTCTTGATGACTTTGCCACCAAGAATAACTGCAAGGTAAGTATAGTAGAGTGTGAGTAATCAGGGTTAGCTCATTCCTGAAATGGGTTTTGATGTGGCTTTAGGCTTTGGCTTAAGTTCTTTTAAAGCTTCTTCTACCGCTTTCAGTGATTCCTGGTAGGTTTTAACCCAAAGATCAGCACTTTTTATATTGATGGTTGAAGGATCAGTATCAGCAATGGTTGCCTTAGTAAGCTCTAACGCTAGAGCTTCTATGATTTCAGTTTTCATATTTTCTCCGATATTAATGGTTATTTAAGATCAATGTTGGCACAAAGTCTTAATCCCATAATATCAGGGAAAATTTGAATATATTAAAAAAGAAAACCCACCGTGGTGGTGGGTAGATTAGATGAATTGGATCGCTTTTTACTTATTGCTCAATACTTTTGCTTTTGCCTCTCTTGATTCTTTGCGATCTTTTAATGTTTTTTCAAGCAAAGAGATTTCTCTTAAGTCAGACCAAGCTAAGAAGAAGCTAAAAATTGAGGTGAGTCCAACAGAAAGTATTAGAGCTAAAAGATGCTTAGCTGAAAGTAAGCCTAATAAATTAAGTATATACATACTAAAAACAAGAATAATAAAAAGCATAGCCACATATAAAGATGACTTACTTCTTATGTCCACAGTTGAAGTCAACCTATCTCGTTCTGACTGATTTAAACCATCAAGCTTTAATGCATCGAGCATACCTTTATAAGCCAAATAAATTTGACTTAAAGGGAGAAGCAGTACAAATGAAAATTGAACCAGATTTATTGTAATATTTAACTCTAAATATTTAAAAATTATTGAAAATATAGCAAACAGACCGACTAACACTAGTGCGATAAATCTAGCATTATTGTAGAAGGGTAAGTAGCGTTTAGCCATATTAGTCACCAAAATTTATATTGGTAGTCATCCAATTATACAATTGAACTTTTAGGCCGTCGTTATAAACTTTATTATTGATTGTTTCAACTGAAATCTTGCCGCTCATTTTTAGATTATCAGCCGTAACCTTGGTCCCATCCTCAAGAGTAATAACATAATCATCATTATGTCGCATGGATGAAGCTACAGTATCAATAACTTTTTGCCCACTTTTTGAGGTTTTGCGGTTGTATGTAAGTGTTAATTTTAACTTTAGGTTTGCGTCATCAAGCCCATCCTCTAGTTTTAAATTTTCTAAATCAACTCCAAAAGCTGACTTAAGCACATCAACCACATTATCTTCAATTTTATAGTCAATTTTCGCAGGTATGCTTGATTCGACAGTATGAACAGGTTGAAGTTCTGTTGACCCAATGCCAGATGAGATTGAAATAGTTTTAGCTGGAGTTGATTCAAGCTTTTGCTTAACAGTGGGATTTGGAGCATCTTTTAATATTAATGCACTATTCTCTGGCAATGCTTTGGCTGCTTCACCCAAAAGCCAGCCCAAATATGACTCCAAGGTTCTAGCGGTAAGTGATCTTGATTGAATGATTGCGACATGGTTATCAATAACACCAAAGTAAAGAACACTATCAATAAACTCTTTTCTTACAACCTCTGTAGCGTCAACGCCATCTTCATCATCTGGCAGATCATCTGTTAAATAGGTTTTAATGGGAAATTCAGTAGCATCATCACTGTCTATCTTTAATACAGCCTGAGCTTTGCCTGACTCAACAATAATCAACTCGCCAAAGAACATGCTTTGGTGTGAACTAGCATGATTAATTAGAATAAAATCATCTTTTGTTGCGGAGACAAATTGTTGACGATTTATGGCTTTATAGTAAAAAGAATCCTTATCCAGCAATTGTGCTTTTAGTAATTGACCTAGATTGGCGCCTTTTAGAAAATCTACTTTTTTGTAGTGTACTGTTTTGTCTTTTACTACTGTTTTACTCATTATTTCCTCCTCCCGAATCGCTCTAAAGTACTGTGTCGGGTTCACAACTTATTAATCTTTGGTGTTGTTAATTTTCTGCCCAAGCTTTCCTTCTTTTACCAACTGCACTACTTGTTCATTTGTAAGGACTGGAATAAAGACTTTATCACCAATGTCCTTTGAGAGGATCTTCACTTCTTCGGCTGTTAGCACCAAAGCTTCACCATGTTTCGCAGCATCATTGATGCGAGCAATAATCTGGTTGATTGGTCGTTTTGAATTGTCCATAAGTCTTCCTGTGATTAATGCGAATAAGGATGTTCTTGTCTGTGCTGACTTGGCGGCACGATATCTGTAATAGCGGTAATACTTTCAACTTCGTCCATTTCAAAGAAAAATCGCTCACCACCATTCACAGAAAGCAAACTTAAAACCCCACCATTGATGCCGACAAATTCTTTAATTGTGCATCTTCCATCCTTCAAGCACACCTGAACAAACTCATTCGGCACAAGATCTGCATCAGGGTCGCATACAACATACCAGCCATTACGAATTGCTGGAAACATTGAGTCGCCAGTGCCTTTAATGCCATAGGCTCGTGGACCTGCTGTATGAGTTGGAACATAGCCATCCCCAGCATTTCCATCGTATCCCATATCTGTGAAATACCCATCCATTCCCATTTTTGAATAGGCTTTAACTGGAACATATCTTTTTTGTATAGGGAAAGGCTTAGCTGGCGCTTGAACAAACTTAACGGCATCTTCACTATCTGGAATATTGTACTTCTGCTTAAATGCTTCAATATCAATAACATTTAATTGAGCTAAATTGTTACTCGATTCTTGTTCATCCGATCCACCATAAAGCAACCAATCGTCACTCACACCTAAAAATTTCGCAATGACTTTCAAATTTTCTGCTGTAGGTACGCTAGTTCCATCTAGCCATTTCTTTGCTGCAACAGGAGATTTTTTAGTTGCTCTTGCTAAATCAGCGGCTCTTAATTTTTTTTCTTCAAGTTTTTGCCTAATTCGAGTGTGTAAAGACATAACAAATATTCCAAAAACATTAACTAATGTTAATACGATCTATTGAAACTATGGTTAACAAGTGGTAAATTTGGTTTATTAACTATAGTTAACTTGGTGTAACCATGAAAATTAGTGACCTCATGACATACCACGGCTGCAAAAATCGGAAAGAGTTGTCTGAAAAAACTGGATATTCAACCGTGACCCTCTGGAAGTGGGAAAACAACGGTATACCAGCCAGAACTCAAGCAGTCCTGCAAGTCAAAACCAAAGGCAAACTTAAAGCCGATTTACAAGCATTAACCGCTTAGGAACTAAACCATGAGCAAAGTATTAAATGAATTGCCTGCAAGCGCTAGCAATAACGAATCGCTCATATTGCAAGCACTTAACGCTAGCAATCAAAGACAAGTAGCAGAGATGATAAATGTCGATGCAAGCATCCTTTCACGGATGAAAACAGAAAAGAAATCAAATGGATGGACTGAGATTGAGTTTATTAGCTTTTTGTTGACAGCCATTGGTTTGAAGGTTGTGCAAGAAAGTGATGTGTATTGCTCACCTGAAATTGCAGAAGCAACGCGAGTTTATTTAGCACATGCATTCACTTCACCTGAATACATGCGGATTTTATTCAAATAAAAAACCACTACCTGCTGTAACAGGAGTGGTTTCGCATTCACAAATTTAGGAACCCATGAATATGCAAAACAATTTATCAAATCAAACAACCGAACGCAACCAGCCAGAATTTTTAGTGGGTGACGTTGTAGTGCTTACTAAAGAGTGCCGTACTTTCAAATCAAATGATTTGTTTGAAGTTAAAAACAAAACTTTGACTAGGTTGTGGACTATCAAATCGGAGAATCATTTGATTCTGGTTTCATCAAAAGAAATCCGTACAGCAACAGTAGCAGAGCTCAACGCCAAACGCCGGCTAACAAGCGCAGAGCAAGCATTAGCGGAGGTGTCATGAATAGTTAATTTAAGTATAAACCTGAGTACAAACAGATTCAGGAAATTCAGTCCTTCTTTGATCCAGCGTTAGTGATTCTCAATGAGCTACATGATCGTAACCGTAAAAATCTAAGAGCCAAAGGTTATGACGAAAATAATGCTGCAATAACGCGTGAAGAATTTTCACAAACTATGGCACAGCGTTTTCGCACTAATCAGTGGTTAGCAGGGCAGATCGTTAATAGTTTGGCTAATGCTGACTTGGTTCAAAAATTTGGTGGGTATGTAAAGCCTAAGGTCGGTGTACATGAGTAATTTTGTGCCTAATTCCTTTCAAGTGCCTAATGCATTTGTTGACGAGGTTTTAAATAAAATCTCTGATGCTGCATGCAAAATTTATTTAGTTATTTGCCGTAAAACTCGTGGCTGGAATAAGGAGATGGATTCCATCTCTTTAACTCAATTTGAAGAGATTACAGGGAAGAGTAGACCGACAGTTGTTAAATGCCTTAATGAATTAATTAAAGTTGGTTTAGTCGTGGAACAACCAAGCACAATTCATGGAAATACATTCAAATTAGGTAACGATACTAGCGTTGGTTTAGTGCTTAAATTCCCTAGTAAAAATTTTTTACTACCTGAAATTTATGGCCAAACTAGTAAAAATTCTTTACCACTTCTAGTTAAAAATTTTAACTACACTAGTAAAAATTTTTTACCGCTACTAGTAAAAATTTTTAACACACAAAGTATCACTATCAAAAACAACTCTCAAAGTAATAAAAAAATAAATAAAAAAAGAGGGTCTGTTTCTGAAAAACCTAAAACAGAAAAACCAAATGAATTTAATCCACGTTCAGTTGAACTACCTGCATGTGTAGATTCAGAACTGTGGAACAATTTTGTTGATATGCGTATCAGCATCAAAAAACCACTTTCTGAAAACGCAGTAAAGCTAATCCTTAAAAAACTTATCTCGTTTGGACCTTTGGCTAACCAATCACTGGAAAACTCAATTATCGGAAATTATCAGGGTGTATTTGAGCCTCGCCAAAATCAAATTCAGGAAAACCCACAATCTCATAACGTTCCTGAAGAACCGGGTTATTTCACTCAAATGTACGCTGAGAGCAACCGTTCAAACGTGATTGACGTTACGCCAGTGTCACAAGATTTTGGAGGCTATTAATCATGAATGAATTAGCACCATTTGAAAGTTTTTTGAAAGAACTAATTGCGGCTTACAGAACTAAATACGCTGTTCAGTTCAATAAGAATTTTCCAGTAGAGGGGAAAAATGCCGTTCCAATGCAAATCGTTGAACAGCAGCTTGCTAAAGCATTGGTTGGGGTTACACCTAACCAACTTCAAAGAGGCTTAGCGCTATTTTACGCAAGTACAAATACATACATGCCTAACTTCGCTGAATTCCGTGCTATGTGCATGGGTGATGATTGGTGGAGCGCTGAGAAGGCTTGGGTTAAGGCTTGTGAATACACTCAGATCTCTCAACACAAAAAAGTGACATTGCCAGACGGAAGAGAGCAGAACCAAGAAATTACAACCTTGACCAAATTTGTTTTAGACCAAGTTTATTTACTAATCCAAGACGGTGAAATGTACAAAGCCAAAATGGAATTTATCAAGATCTATGATGAATACAAGGCTGAAGCACAACTGAAGGGTAAAACCCAAGCTTGGTACCAAGAACCAATTTTATTAGCTCAGAAAAATGAGCAGAAAGTGCATATACCAGTTTCCAATGAGGAAGCGCAAAAGCATCTCAAATCTTTGATGGAACGGTTAAAGATTAATGGCCGTAAACCAGCACCAGTACAAAAACTTCAGGCAAAAGAAAAAGAGCCTGAACTTGCAAAAGAATTAGGTCCAGATCCTTTTGATAATCCATATGAATATGCAGAGATGTGCCGTCGGGAGGGTATGCCAATACCTAGAAATATTCTTCAGCTAATTGAAGGGGCGAATGTATGAAAGCATCCAAATTAATTAGAGATAAAGGGCTGCAATACGCGAAAGAAATCGTTGATTCAGCACCTTCTAACGCAACTGAGTGGAATGAAGGTTTCGAGTTCCAATGTGGTCAAAGTGTAGAGATTAGCAAGGCTGACCGAGAAAAATATTTTGTAGACCTTTCTGAACTTAAGCGTCTAGTGGAGTCGGTTGATTTGGTCGAATCATGGGGCGGCATTGATGATGTAAAGCTATATGACTTGTCTCATTGCAAAAACAGGCCTGAATCGGCTGGATACAAGTTGCTTCAAGCAATTGCTGATTACGAATCAATATACGGAGGCGGTTATGTTTGAACAAATATTAAAACGCCGCCCTAAAGGTGCGACACATTGGCAGGCTGGATATTACTACAACAGTGATGAATGTGGGATTTGGTCTATTTGGGAAAACGGGAAGTGGCATGGAGATTTTAAATTTCCAGATGGTGTTATGACTAAGTTGCCAGAGGAAAAGGAGCCAGTCATGAGTGAGTTTGAGGGTAAATCTGGAAAGTGGGCTTGGGAGATTCAAAAAGAACAACAAGCGAATTTAGTTGAGCTAAGAAGTTCAATTGAAAACCTAGTTCAAAAGTATAAACACGATGCTCATGCTTCAAGCCTTTTTGGCGATCAAGATAAAGCACGAGTTTATAACTGCTTTGCTAATCAGTTGAAAAATTTGCTGAAAGGTGGTGCTTGATGTCATCAGTCAGCATTGCTGAATACCGCAAGTTATTTCCGATAAAGAAAAATAAAAAGCGGCGTTCAGCAAAGCAAGTTGCCAGACAACCAAGTGTGGGTGAAATGGTTCTGGCAACGCATTTAAGAGCATGCAAGATCGGTTTTGAACAGGAATATAAGTTCCATCCAAAACGCAAATGGAGAGCTGATTTTCTGATTATTGGTACAAAAATTTTGATTGAGGTTGAAGGCGGGATCTGGAGTGGAGGCCGTCATACAAGGGGCAAAGGCTATATAGGGGATATGGAGAAATACAACTCCGCAGCAATGATGGGTTTTACAGTTTTACGGTTCAGCACAGAGCAAGTGAAAGCAGGCGTGGCGATTAAACAAATTGAGCAATTGGTAGGTGAAAAATGAGTGCAGTTTTAAAAACACAACAAATGGATTGGTCTAAATATACTATTGACGGTTGGTTAGAGCAGTTTGGCGCATGGTGTGAAACAGTTAGAATGAAAGGGGGTGATTTGCCAGATGGGCTTCATATCAATCAAATTTACTGGTTGATGCGTGAAGCTGGCAAAGAAGTACAAAAAAGTAAATCTTATATTCGATGTGAGATCAGTGATTATGAGGCGGATCAAATTCAAGCACTTTTACGAAGTCTATTAAATTCTGATAAAACAGATTTTACAACTAAGTTTGCATTAATTTGTTTAATTAAAAATAAGGTTGAAAATAAAGGATTGTTGAAGGTTGCTCAAGAAACAAACCAATCTAAAGCTCAGGTCGCAATTATGGTGAGTTGCGCTAGATTTTATTTATTAGGTCATGATAAAAGATTAAGACAAAATGGAGGTTCAAATGAAAACATACACTGTAAAACTATATGAAGGCGTTAGTCGGGAGAAAGTTAATGAAACTTTGAAATACTACCCTGATTATTTTGGTAAAATATCAATAATTACAAATGTAATTAATAATAAATTGCAATTAACACTAAAAGCATTTGAAGGAATCGACGTTATAACTGCCAATGATCTAATGATTAAAATCGTTGAACGTTTAAAAGCTTCTCAATTAGTAGAAAAGCATAATTTAGACTTGTTGACTGTCTAGACGCTTTATGGCATATTTTTGATATAGTGGACAAAGTTATAAGCGTTGCACCAATTTGTTTTAAAAGCTCACTTAATCGTGGGCTTTTAATTAGGATTTGAAAAAACATGAAATTTATCGTATATTAAACTTACTATATGATGTCTATTTCCATTATAGTGTTTTTCAGTTGAAAAGCTTAGTCCGTACTTTCCCCAAGGTACGGATTTTTTTTATTTTTTGCTATATAGTCCAGGCTGGTAAAAATGAATATCTGTGTTGGTGGTGAATTAGATGGGCAAGTGATCGAAAAAGAAGGCAGATTACTTAAGGCTTCTGACATTGATCCATCATTCAAAACTGAGTACTACAAGCAAGTTTTTAACCGTGACAACATTAATTATCATTTTTGGCTACCAATAGGGTCCAACTTGCATGAAATGTCAAAGCGAGTTTTGGATATTTTGAGAGCATCAAAAAATTAAGCTTAAAGTATATTGTAAATACATCTTCTAACTTGTATGATATGTCACAAATACTGCGCTGAAAGTTTTTTGTTTTTTGACCCGTTTCTTTTTAGAAGCGGGTTTTTTAATTTTTCTTTATGTATTTAAATGGCTTTGTTGCATAAATAAATTTCATCCCCATACATGTTAGATGAATACAGAATCAAAAAGCCGATACAAAACAACGAACTGGTCTGAGTACAATCAGGCTTTACGTCAACGGGGTGCTTTCACCATTTGGTTTGATCCCCAAATGCAATGGTCTGCAATACCTACTGGAAAAAAAGGACGTCAACCTACCTACACTGATATAGCAATTCAATTTGCCCTGACGATACGAAACCTGTTCCAACTGGCTTTACGCCAAACACAAGGTTTCATTCAAAGCTTTTTGCAAATGGCTCACCTCGACTGGAATGTTCCAGACTTCTCAACATTGAGTCGGCGAGCAGATAAGCTCCAGCCACTTCTACATAAATCAGCAAAAAATCCACAGGAAGACTTGCATATTTTAGTTGATAGCACAGGGATCAAAGTTACAGGTGATGGGGAATGGGTGCGTAAAAAACATGGCGTAAACCAACATCGTCAATGGCTGAAATTACATCTTGCGACAGATGCAAACAGTGGAGAAATACAAGCGGTTGAAGTCACGACCTGCCAATATGGTGATGCTGAAATGCTCCAACCTCTTTTAGATCAAATTGATGAACCCATTGCATCTGTCACGGCTGATGGTGCTTATGACACAGTGAATTGTTATGATGCGATTTTGAAACGGCAAGCAAATGTAATTATCCCTCCTCGTTCCAATGCTGCTTTATGGGCAGAAAATGAAATTGGTAAAGCAAGGAATCATGCAGTACAAGGCTGTTGGGACAAGGGTCAAAAGCAGTGGAAACGAGATATTGGTTATCATCGACGATCCCGAATAGAGGCTAAAATGTTTGCCTTGAAACGACTTGGACAAGGTGTATCTAGTCGATGCTTTAATCGTCAGGTGGTTGACTTGCAAATAAGAGTCGATATTTTGAATAAATTTACTCAACTTGGTACAGCTAAAACGGTGGCTGTTGCATAAATATCTGAAGATTAGAACAACTCTACCTTTCGTCTATTTGTGCAACAAAGCCAAGAAAGATAAGTAAAGCAAAATGGCCTTCTGAAGAGGAAATTGCAGAAAAAGCACTGGATTCAGAAATTATACCTTTTGTCAGAGCCGATGCCTTAACTACTTGTTTAAAAACTTCTCAAAATACTTTATCTGTTTGGGCAGTTGAAAATTGTACTGATGCTGAAATAGAGAAAGCTATTCTTGCTTTGATTACCAATACGAAATTAGAAAGACTTAATCGAATTCAAATTGTTTATTTTTCAAAAGAAGATGTAGATAGTTTAGGGTTGCCGATTGCAGTAACGGAAGGAGATACAATTATTGAATCTTTGTCTAAATTACATAATGATTTAGTTGATTTAAATTATGAAAAATTGGGAAAAGTATCTCAATTGATTATTTCTTCCTTACGATCTGAAAGTGTCAGAACTTATAATGAAAGAAAATTAAAAGATATGCTTTTAAAGGCTATTAATGAAGGTATAGTTGACCAAAAATTATTACATCCTTCACTACAATCTAAATTAGGTTTGCCAGTTTTAGATCAAAATGGTAATGCACTTATTAAACAGGAAAACGGCGAATTTGTAAAAGTTTAATTTTTTATTTTATAGTTAATAATTCATCCCACTTAAAAGGATTCCTGCTAAGTTTATCTCTACTCATCGACCAGTTCCGACCAGGAACAAAACATGGTCCGACACCTAATTTTTTCTTTCCAAACTTACTATGGATACCATCCATAGCCTGCATTAAACATTCCTTTTTCTCTATTTGTTTAAAGTCAGTTAATAGGTCATAATGATATACGCTGAATTATCAGGAGACTTTCCCTTGGGAGATTCTAGGCAGCCAACTTATAAAAGTCTTCGGCCATTTGATTTGGTGTCTTAAAACCCAAACCCTTTTGAATTCTTCGATGATTATAAAATAATTCAATGTATTTTATAATATCTGCTTTGGCTTCTTCTCTGGTTTGATAGTTGTAATGATGCACTAACTCATTTTTCAGTATTCCCCAAAAGCTTTCAATCGGTGCATTATCGTAACAGTCTCCGCGCTTGCTCATTGAACCTTGAAAACCATATTGCTCAAGTATATTTCGATATTCATGGCTGCAATATTGACTTCCTCTGTCTGAATGCACAATCAGTTCTTTGGTTGGTTTTTGATTGTGAATAGCCATATTTAGCGCATTACAAACAAGCTGTGTTGTCATGCGCTCATTTAAGCTATAGCCAACCACTTGCTTCGTGTAAAGGTCTTTTACCGCTGCTAAGTACAGCCATCCTTCAACAGTCCATATGTACGTAATATCACTTGACCATGCTTGATTTGGTCTAGTCATTGAGAATTGTTGCTCCAGCAGGTTTTCATAGATCGCTCGATTATGGTCACTATTCGTAGTCCTTTTAAAACGCTTGTGTCGCTTACAATACAGGTGGTTCAGCGCTTTTATCTGACGTACAGCGTACATACTCATTTTTATGCCCTGAGCTTGTAAGTATTTGGTTAATCGAATATAACCATAGCTCTGCTTTGTCTCCTCATGGGCTATTTTCACCAATATCGTCTGTTGATTTCGTTGAATCGTTCTTTTGCTCACGCCTCTCTTGAGCCAATCATAAAAACATGAAACTGAAACATGAAGTAATCGAGCCATTAAGGTAATTGGAAAAGAATATCTTTTTTGTTTCATATAGGCGTACCTTACTGACTTTCTTTGGCAAAGTACGCTGCTGCCTTTTTTAAAAATTCACGTTCCATTTCAGATATTTTGAGCTGTTGTTTGAGTTTTTTATTTTCTTCGAGTAGAGCGTTTAGATCAGGTGAATACTGTTTTGTACCTGCTAAAGTTCCAGCCTTTGCTTTGGTATTCCAATTTGAAAGAGTTTGCATTGAAATGCTAAGTTGTCTGGCTGTTTCCGAGACATTGCCTTGATTGGCTTCAATTAATTTGATGGCTTCAGCTTTAAATTCTGTGGTGTAAGTCTTGTGTTTCTTGCTCATGGTAAACTCCTGATGAGTGTGTTTAGTTTACCAAGTTAAAACCTCCTGTTTTTTCAGCACACATCATAAGTATGTCCATACTTTGGCTCTAAACAGGTCAGCACTACACCGCACTTCTTATATTTAATTCCTTCTTTGTCGATACGGCTTACCATATTTAATAGTATGCTCAATGTAGAAGTAAACCCAATCTTTCATAAGTTCTTCACTCATTCTTAATAAAAAACAACTATCAACTAAGAATCGATAATAATTCATTTATAAACTATTCAAAATGATAGAATTACTCAGGTTTGAAAGTTGGATATGTTTTGCTTAAAAAGCATGCAGTCTACAAATTTTTTTAAATTAATTGAAAATTAAATTTGTAGACTGATTTGTAGACTGTTGAATTGCAAAATACAGCATTGTGGTACAAGCGGATGCAACTTTAATTATGATTAACTATTTGAAAATGCAAGATAAAGCAACCGAATGCAACCATTAACAATTACAGCTAGACTGTCAGGATTCTACTATATTAATAAGCACCAATATGGTAATGCGACAGCTAATGATTTAATTAGCGCTTTAGCAGAGCAGTCTGGACAAGGTGAGCGCTTTACTAGAGCGATGAAAAGTTTTCTTGATCAACCAGGTGTGCCTTTAATTAACACCGCATTACAGCAAGAAGGCAATAAAGTCTTTTTAAATGTGAAGCAAAGCCGTTATTTACCTGTGGGCTCAAAAGGTGATGCAAGAAGCCTCTGGGGTGTACCGTTATGTGTACGTTATGAAGTTCCAAATGCAGGTAGTAAAGTGCAATGTGAATTGGTAGACCAAGCAGAAGCCAAGATTGAACTCAAAGGTGCCAGCCTTGGCAGTTGGTATATTCCAAATGCAGATGCGGCAGGATACTATCAATTTAGTTTGCCACAGAAAGAATTTACTCGTCTGACTGCTGCTACAGAAAAGCTTTCTAACACTGAACAGTTGGCTTATGCCTATGCAATTTCAGCTGCATTTAACCACGGTGATATTAATTTATTGGCTGTCGTAGATGCTGCGAAGAAATTTGCCAATTCGAATAGCCGACAAATTAGTACAGCGCTGTTTTCCCAGTTAAGTACCATTCATCGTCATGTATTGAAAACAGAAGCTGAACGTGAACGTTTTAGAAAAGTCTTAGCTAATTTATATTTACCTAAATTAAATCAGTTGGGTTATGTCAGCAAAACAGACGAATCAGCTGAAGACAGTTTATGGCGTAGTGAGTTGGTTAGATTTCTTGCTCTAGATATTCAAGTTCCTGAAGTTCGTACCCAACTGTTAAAACAGTCAGATGCTCTATTTGCTCAAAAGCAGCTTAATTTTGCGCAAGTAACACCTGAATTATTGCCAACCATTTTAGCTGTACGTGTACAAGAAAAAGGTCAACCAGCTTTTGACCGATTGTCTGGAGAGTTACAACGCGTGACTCAACCGACACAACGTCTTGCAATACTTACAGCCTTGGGTTCAGCAAATCAAGAAGCAACGCGCCAACAAGCACGTCAGTTGATTTTAAACCCGCGTGTTAAAGTTGGTGAAGTTCGTACCGTGGTCAACTCAATCAATAGTTATGGAGATGAACAAGGTGGCTTATGGTCTTGGTTTAAAGTAAATCATGACGCTGTGTTTGATCGTTTAGGTAAATCTTCAGCTGGGCGTTTCCCTGCAATGTTCAGTGGGGCAGCTTGTACCCAACAACAAGCAGCACAGTTAAATGACTTTTTTGCACCACGAACTAAAGAGTTGGTTGGGGTAGAAAGAGGATTGAAACAAACCAAAGAACGTATTCAACTCTGCGAATCGCTGGTAGCAAAACAAGATGGGTCAATTGTGCAACAGTTAAAGTTGTAATTGATTCAGCCATAAAAAAGCCAACTGATCGTAGTTGGCTTTTTTATTAAGGGTTCTTATCAAATTACTTTAAAAACAATCTATTGACGGCTGACTTATGCGTAGATGTCTAAAAAGTTTTTAAAGATTTGATGGCCATGTTGGCTCAAAATGGATTCAGGATGGAACTGCACGCCTTCAACAGGAAGTGTCTTATGTTTAACGCCCATAATTTCTTCCATTGAGCCATCTGCTTCATTGGTCCAGCATGTTACTTCAAGGCAGTCAGGTAGTGTTTCTTGATCAATGACTAATGAATGATAACGAGTTGCCGAGAATGGGCTAGGAAGATTACTGAAAATACCTTTATTGCTATGGTACATATCAGATAAACGTCCATGCATCACCGTTTTGGCTCTTACAATTTTCCCGCCAAAAGCTTGCCCAATACTTTGATGGCCTAAACACACCCCAAGCAAAGGAATTTTTCCGGCAAAATGATTAATTGCAGGAATTGAAATACCTGCCTCGCTTGGAGAGCAAGGGCCAGGACCAATCACAAGATATTTTGGTTGCCATCGTTCAATATCCTCTAATGTGACTTGATCATTGCGAACTACTTTTACTTCCTGATTCAACTCGCCAAAGTATTGAACGATGTTGTAGGTAAAAGAGTCGTAATTGTCGATCATTAGAAGCATTTTAGATTCAACTCACTAATATATAAAGGGATTTTATTTTGGGGTGATTTTGATACTCAATTTGGTACTCAATATTGAAAAAGTACCTATCTCATTGTATAAAATAAAGCCACCTCAATAGGTGGCTACTTTACCAGATTCTTTTGTGTCTGTAACGACAGATTGCACGTAGGACAATAACCAAAAACTTTTTCGCCCATCCTTGTATGGCCTTTGGTATCTGCCTTCACGAATCCGAGCGTCTAGAGTTTCAGGTTCGATATTGAGCATGTGTGCAAATTCTTCACGACCAACTCGGCGTTCTTCTTTTGACTGAGCAATACGTTCAGCTACAGCAACAATCTTTTCTAGAATGCTAGCCTCTATTTTAACTATTTGTCCCATTTACTCCTCCTTACTTTCCGCTTTTCTAAAATCAGTGCCTTCTGGATCTATCCCAAAATATTCACAAATTTCTGTAGCTTTTGTCGCACCTGGCCCATGTCTGGAGACATGAACCCAATTCAAAACGTACTTTGGCTTTTTACTATTCATGAGAGCCATTAGATAAAGTTGCTCAAAATCGAGACTACTCATTCTTCACCAACCCTTTCAATCACTGTTTGGATTGCTTTCAAAGTCATGTCTTGATCAACTGGATTCATCAAAAGTGTTGTGATGTGCCAGCACTTAGTTTGATATTTTTGTGCATCTGCTTTGTGAGCTTTACAACGACGATCCAATTCTTCATTAAACAGAAGTAACTCTGCATGTTCTTGCTGAAGCTGCTCAAGTGTCATGTGCATATAGTCACTCATCCCTCAGCTCCTGATTCGCTTGCATCAATAGCACGTTCGATAACCACTTGGTCTTCACTCATAATATTTTCTTCATCACGAGTATTGTTTGGATGACAGATTGCTATGCCAATATGACCAATTGTTCGTTCTGCAACATCTTTCGGCACAACTACATAACCCTCTGGCACCGCCTGAGCTTTGGCTTTTTCTAGCTCTGCATCACGATGCTTTGCACATCTAAGCCAAGCATCCCAACGGCTATTCATGTTGCTTATTTCTTTCTGAGCAATTTCAGAAGGATTGTTTGATCTAGTCATAAACAGTTCATGCTCATGACTAAAAATAATGTCTCTTCTTCCTTTGTAATATTGGAAGGTATTCAGAAAAGCCTCTCTTTCCTTATTCAAATCAAACATCATTAGGCCCTCAAATATTCTTCTTTAGTCCACTCAACAAACTCTTTATAAAGCTGCTGCGCGGGTTTATTTAACCGGTTGTGATAGTCGATCGTTATGCGGCGCCAAGCGACTGGTACCGCATAATGTTTGGTTAGAAACATTGCTTGATCCATGCCTTGCCGGACTATTACGTAGCCCAGCAATTGCAAGTAGTACATAAAACCAAGCATGTGTTTTTGGCTCACTTTCTTGTACTGATCTTTCATGTTAGAAACCGTCCACTAATAAATAATCAGGGGGAGATTCTTGTTGAGTAGGTGTAGGATTCTCTAATTCATAGCGGCGTTTTCTCACATACCCCATTAGCTTCGGTTGAATCTGCGGATCTCGTGCAGCCACGTCTATTTCCAAAGCATCTAGCGTTGTAAGGTCTGGTGCAGTTTGGATTTGAACCATTAAAGAGGGTGGCTCATTAGCAGATGCCTTTTCTTTTTCTAGCTCTTCAAGACGTTTGTGAGTGGCGAGAAGGATAGGCTTCATTTGTTCGTCATCCCATGTGCGGGTATAACGATAAACCGCATTTACTTCTGCAGGTGTTTTTGACTCTTTTACACGCTGTAGAAGAGCATCTAATGCCTTCTGATATTCAGGATCTACTTTAGGCTCGTTAGTTTCTGGAACTAACAGATCCTCAGATGTGGTGACATTTGTTTGTTCGGTAATAACAATTGTTGGTTGAGTTTCTGCAGAAATAACGTCGCTAGGCTTTTCTGCTTTTGATTTTTTGCCTCGCTGTTTTTTGGGCTCTTCACCAAGGCGAACAACGCTAAGATCATTATTAATTTCAAAACCGAGTGCTTTTGAAAATGCTTTTAATTGAAGCTTGGCATTTTCTGCATCACGTTGAACAAATCCTCTTTTAATAGCTTCAATGAGTGCAGCAGTTTCAAATCCTATGATATAAATTGAAGGGAGATATGTATTGATAACAAAAACATCCTGACCCGCTTTATACTCATCAATAGTTAATGGCTTTGTGAATGTAATGCCAGCCAGTTCAATAGTTTCGATTTTGATGCAGAATTCAAAACCCGGTTTGCCAAAAACAGAAGCGGGGAATTGATCTAAGTCAGAAAAGTCCAACATGTCTCCAATAGGACGACAAAGAACAGTTTTACCTTTTTGAAGAGCTACAAATGCTTCAGCTGCAGTGATTAGATTATTCATGCTGTCATCCCCGTTTTAGCTAATGTTTCAATGTCTTGTTTAACTGCCTTAAGTTTTGCTGCTTCAATTTGAATAAGGGCATCGATACCTAAGTGCTCACATACTGTTTTTACGTCTAGGCCACGTTCAGCAATAAAGTTTTGAAGTTCGTCTCTTTGTTGATCTGAGATACCGTTAAATTCTGGTGGACTAATCCAAGTGCCACGTTGTTTATCAAACGTGCAATTCAATGCTTTAGCTCTCATTAACATTGCTTGTCGCATGTTCTGGTAATACATGTGTCCTTTATCAAGCGACTCAGTTAATTGATTAAGGTCACCTGCATGCTCAGCTTCTTCACAGCTTTGTTTCCAGTTTTCTAGCTCTTCTTGGGCTTTAGCTGCTGCAAGTTGTGCAGGCGTTAAGGTGTTAATGTGGTCTTTAGCTTGAGTAATCAGGTCAGCCAAGAAAGTAGGGTGTGCTTTAAGATCAGGTACCCATACCTCACCGGTTTCACCGCCTAAAGCACCTGAGTTTTTCGCATGATGTGTAGGCGAAGGTTTGAAATTAATAACGCGGGCATTTTTACCTTCACCAGTAGTAACAGTTGTTAGATAACCCATGACATCTGCGATACGGTAAAGCTCGTTACGGTTTTTACCACCTAGATCTGGGCGGTAAATAATTTGATCACCGTTTTGATCTTCTGATGCGTGTGCAATGAAAACAACATCTTTACCTAAACTGATCAAAGTATTGATGTATTGCTTGAACGTTTGGTTCGCTAAACCTTGAGCCTTTAACTTTAAAGAGCCATCTTTTTGACGGTTATTAGCAGTTAGCAATAGATGGGTTTTAATGCATTCAAGCATTGCACCCACGGTATCAATGACTACGGTTTTATATGGTGCTAAGTCCTGCGGAGTAAGGTTTGCAACATCACTCCATTGTTGAACCTGTACAACCGCACCACGACGTAATTCACCAGTACGGTGAGCACCACGGTCAAAGTCAAAAGAAATTGCTTTTTCCGCAGTAAAGCCCATCGATGATTTACCTAAACCCGGATCAGCGTATAGGTACACAATAATTGCTTGAACCAATAAAGTTTGGTCAGCAGTAATAATCGGTAACGCCATTTTTCTTATCCTCATCTAGAGCCGGTGAAGCCGCGTTTTTGCTTATATGCTTTGCGGTCATAAGTAGGGATGTTTGTTTCACGCAGTTTTATTGCGAGCTGCTTTCTGCGTTGGAAATCGATTTCTTGGGTGAGTTCATTCCAAACTTTTGGATAAGAAGTTTGGAACCTGAACACATTTAAAGGCGTCTTAACTCCGTCTTTAACTTTGTAAAGAACTGAGCCATTAGCATTAGATGCGTACACTTGCCAGCCAATGCGGACAGAGTAGAGGCCCTTATCATCACGGCCTAAAAATGACATGTAGCCGTCAGGGTGTTTTTTGAAATTAGACATGTTCAGCCTCCTTACATTCGCATGTACCAACAAAGGCATACGTAAGCGGGCTAGGAGCATCTACAGGTGAGACGTCCCTAATATTTAAAGGAATAATTTCTTTGCGATATTTAACTAAAACCACATCACCTTCACGGCAATTGACAATTCCTTCTCTAGAAGAAAAACGTGCAGATTTAGAAGATTGGGTTACTCTGCAAAATGAAACCTCATCACCAGCTTTGATTTTTGAACGGTCAACAGGAATCATCTTCTTGCAAGTAGGGCAGTTATAATCTTTCATTAGGCTGCCTCCAACCATTTATTACGGTCGATATAGCCCGCTAATAAAATATTTATGTTTTTATGGTCGTCATGATTGGTGAAATCATTCCAAGGTTTGCCGCTTAAGTCAGTTACTGACTCAATAGCAAGGTTAGTAATTTCAGCCGCTGTAAAATCAGATCCAGCTACACCATAGCTATCAGCTACACCGTCAAAATCGAAGCTCACGTTTAATTTGAAGCCGTCAATGCGGATAACTGCTTCACCAGATTTTTCTCCAGTTTTCTTAACAGCCAGAAGTTCATATTCAGAAGCAACGACTTGCTCGCTTTCATATGAGTAATTAGAAGGGACGCTAGAATTAGCAGTTCGATATTCACAAGAACTCAAGGCTACAAGTACAGCAATTGCTGTAACTCCAGTTACCTTATGCTTGTTTGAAAAGGTTTTTACGTTCATAATTGATCTCGCAGTTTGCAAAAGCACATCAGATTTAGCGGTCGGTGTGCTTTTTTGTTGTCTGTGAGATAATGATGAACCAAAAGTTCAGTTATGTAAAGAACCAGAAGTACATTTTTATGAACTAATAATTCTTTAAAATATTTTTTACAAAAGAAAACCCACCATTAAGGTGGGTTTCGGTTCATTTTAATATTATCGTCTAACTCTTCTACCTTCTGCTTTCCACCAGTATTGACCTACAATTTGTATATTATCCGCCTCTATTCGAGCAGGTGAATAGTATTCATCGGGAAAACGTACTTTATCAGGATTCCGTGAAACAGCTTTAAAGCCTCCTTTCCCCATTTCATCCCAATCAAATAAAATCTTAACTTTTAATTCATCACCTTTTAAAAAGGCATAAATCTCACCGTCATATATCTTCTTTGCTGAGGTGTCGATTGATATTCGCTGACCAGGATAAAGGTCTGGAACCATACTTTCACCATCAACTATAAATACTTTTGCATATTCAGGTTTTACATCATATTTTCTTAATTCATTTATTGGGAATAACATTTTTACTGCACTTGGTTGTTCGATATTCAAATAACCACCTCCAGCACTTGCATAAACATCATCATAAAAATCAATCGCCATATAACCATCTGGGATTGGGTCTCCATCCTCATAAGTTAGGATTTCTAAATCAGTAATTTTGCCATTTTCTTTTAAGGCCGATCTCTCACTCCCTGTTAAAAGCCACTCAACCCCTTTACCAAGCCATAACGCAATATCAATTAGCTTAGTCATTTCTGGAATAGATTCACCGTTAAGCCATTTACCAGCTGCTTTTGCAGAAACTTCAAATTTAGAAGCAAGTAAAACTGCTCGACCACGAACAGGAATGGCCATCTCATCCAAAGCTTCGTTTAGGCGTTTTGCAAAATCAATTCTGTGATCAGTCATAAAAATATTACCAGTGAACCTTAAGTTCATAATAAAAGAGATTGAAAGAATTATCAGTTCTTGTTAAAGTTGAACTATTAGTTCATAAATGGTGGTTTAAATGAACCTTAAGTCCTGTATTGAAGACGCTGGTGGCGTTTATCAGGTTGCTCAGTGGATAGATTTGACACCAAGAGCTCTGTACAAGTGGATTAAAAAAGATGCACTCCCTCATACAGAATTCTCTGGCACCACTAACTACTGTGAAACCATTGAAAAAAAATCAAACGGCAAAGTTAAAAAAGAGACCCTTTTAAAAGTTGGTCGCCCAAAATAGCGGAGTTTCTATGAGCAGAGTATCAATTGAATTAAGTGCAAGAGCTAGAAATACACATTCTCTCATATTGCAGTCTCTTGGAAGTGTAGTAAATGCAGCACTTGGAGAGGAAATTGGCTTTGATGGCCCTTGGGTATCAAAATTTAAAAATGATAAGAAAAACAATGGCTTGACTGATCTTGAAACACTTTGCGTCATTTTGGACAAGCTTGGGTTGAAAGTCATTCCTGAAAGCTATGAGTGTTACGACAAAAAATTTGTGGAAGCGATCTTCTTCTTGGCTCGTATGCAGATTACTCACTCGGCTGATATTAACGATTACCAGTTTGCGTCAATAGCTCCACGCTTAGCGGAATTTGGATATTAAAAAACCACTACCTGCTGGAACAGGAGTGGTTTCGTATTCACAAATTTAGGAACCCATGAATATGCAAAATAATTTATCAAATCAAGAGCAAATAATCCAGAGCTGGTTTGAGCCGGCTCTCCACACACTTAAAGCATTAATCAAAAAGTGTGAAGAGAATCTAGAGCGAATCAAAGCTGATACTAAAAATGCGGCTGTAAAGCGTGAAGAGTTTAAAGAGGCTTTGGCTCGTCAGCATCGTATTACCTATAACCATGCAGAGGAAATTATCAAAAGTCTAGGTCGTGCTGGTCGGATCCGTTATTTGGGTAGTACTTATATTCAATTGAATGAAGGCGGTGAAGCATGACCACTTTGAACACCCCCTTAATTCGGTACCACGGTGGGAAATTCCGACTTGCTGATTGGGTTATTAAACATTTCCCTAAACACACTTGCTATACCGAAGCATTTGGGGGAGCAGCTGGAGTATTACTTCAAAAGCCACGTGCTTATGCAGAAGTCTATAACGATCTCGATGGTGAAATCGTTAATTTATTTCGTGTACTAAGAAATGAAGATCAGCGAAATAAATTAATAGAACAATTGGTTTTCACTCCTTATTCAAGAGCTGACTTTCAAGAAGCATGGGAACCTTGTGAAGATCCAATTGAAAAAGCACGACGTTTAATTATCCGAGCACAAATGGGATTCGGTTCTGCAGGTGCATCTAAAGGGATTACAGGATTTAGGATTGATACTAAAAGAGCTTATGGCACAGCCCAATCATTATGGGTGACTTATCCAAATCATTTAGCAATCGTTGGTCAGAGATTATCTGGTGTTCTTATTGAGAACCGTCCGGCTATTCAGGTGCTACAAGATCATGATGATTGTGAAACTCTTCACTATGTAGATCCACCCTATGTTCATGACACACGTTATTCAGGTGCTAAGAATGGGCGTGTTTACCGTCACGAAATGTCTGACCAAGACCATGAAGAACTCTTAAAAGTTTTACTTGAGCTAGAAGGCAAAGTGATTGTTTCTGGTTACCCAAGTGAACTTTATAACGACTTTTTAGCCAAGTGGAAACGTGTTGATACAAGTGCACGTATCTCATCAGGGCGTGGGACTGATGTCCGCACAGAATGCCTTTGGATTTCTCCAAATGCGCAACACCAAGATTTATTTGGAGGCATCCATGTATAAATATTTACATCACATCAGCGACTTTATGGTAGATACCGCTCACCTTAGTCCAGTCGAAGAATGCTTTTATCGACGCGCTCTAGATTTCTATTATTTGCATGAAAAACCATTACCCAAAGAAACCCAGTCGGTTTTTCGTCGGTTACGTGCAAATACCCAAGAAGAAAGGGAAGCAGTATTAATTGTGCTGCAAGAGTTTTTTGTGGAAGAGGAAGATGGGTTTCACAACAAACGTTGTGATTCAGAAATCGCCGCTTATCAAAAAGTAGGGGATAAAAATCGTGAAAATGGTAAGAAAGGTGGGCGTCCACGTAAGGAAAAACCAAAAGAAAACCAAAGTGAAGGCGACTCGGTTAATTCTGAAAACCCACAAAAACCCAGTGGGTTAATTTTGGGTTCTGAAAGTGAAAGCCAAAAAAACCTTAACCATAAACCGTTAACCGATAACCAATATATAGATAGTAGTAGTAATGCGCGTGAAGAAAATTCGCAATTTACACCAATCCAATTTGCTCAGTATCAGATCGATGATCACAAGCGTTACTCAATGCGTGAATTCATTTCTGAATACAGCGAGTTTCAATACGATTTCATCTCACTTGCTCAACAAAGATTTGTTTCTGTACCTGAAATCGACTTGAGAACCATGATTCAAAATTTCGGTGACTGGTACTTTGCAAACGAATCAAGTTCGTTGAATACACCAAGCATCTGGTTGGTTAAGTGGTTCTCTTGGGTTCAAAACAACGAGAAACAAGTCGCTGCTAACCGCAAGAAACAAGAGCAAATCAATTCAGCTGGTCAAAAACCACAAGAGTCGGGTTACTTCGCTAATCTTTTTGAAGAACAGAGCGAATCTCAAATCGTGGATGTAACCCCAGCAAAAAAGTTTCCAATGATTGAGGAGGTAGGTCATGCATGAGATTACCTTGAACGAAGTGCGTCAATTAATTGCTTCTCTTCGCACCGTTTACGCTGCTCAGTTCAATAAGCATTTTCCAGCAACAGGCGAAAGTGCAATTCCTCTGTCAGCGGTTGAGCAAATCGCACTTAAAACACTGGTTGGCGTTCAACAAAACCAATTTAACAACGCACTTGCTCGATTACTTACAGCAGGTGGGCGTTTTATGCCGTCATTTGCAGAGTTTCGCACCTGGTGTATTGGTGAAAGTTGGATGTCTCCAGAGGAAGCTTGGTCACGTGCATGTAAGTTTACTGCTGATCGTTCGGTGGTTATTACACAAATTACAAAGTATGCATTAGACGAAGTTATGTACTTGATCGAAGCTGGTCAAATGAGAGCAGCTCAAGATAATTTCTTCGGAACCTACAACATAATGGTGGCTAAAGCGCAATTAAAAGGCCGTCAGCAAGAGTTTTACACTCCACCGCTACAACTAGAGCATAAAGAACCTGAACACACCCCAGTAAGCAATGACGAAGCGCAAAAGCATCTCAAATCTTTAATGGAACGGTTAAAGATTAATGGCCGTAAACCTGCACCAGTACAAAAACTTCAGGCAAAAGAAAAAGAATCTGAGCTTGAAAAGGAATTAGGTCCAGATCCTTTTGACAATCCACATGAATACGCAGAGATGTGCCGCCGGGAAGGTATGCCTATTCCAAGAAATATTCAGCGATTGATTGATGGGGCAAATCTATGAAAAAGCGTCAACAGAAGAAGCTAAATAAGAAAGCTATGGATCTATTGATTCGTCATTGGACGTTTGCACCAGATGACTTTGAATTGTGGGGCAACGATTGGATTTTACATGTCCACTGTCAAACCTACGACGATAGTTGGCATGACGAAGCAGAGCCATTTCATTACTTAACAGGTTTAGTCCAAGACTCATTAATTGAATACGTACAGGTCAAGGATGATTCTGAACTTGGTTTTCACGTTGAAGAAGTTTTCAAGCGTTCTCTTAAATTAAGTGTGAGAGATGTTTTCTCAATATTCAGAAGTTCTTATGGGGCGAATACATGACCAAATTCGAGATTTTAAGCTGGGGCTTACTCATTTCGTTTGTAACAGCAGTACTTTGCGGTGCGGTGGTTTTGTGGTGGTTGGCAAGAAAGGAAAATGACTTATGAAAGCAGGCGAATTTTTAAAAGTACATGGACTGAAATTGGCCAAAGAAGTTGTTGAGGGGGCGCCTAATTCAGCTACTCATTATGAGCTTACGGTCGATGGGAGTGCTTACTTCAAGTATGAAAACTTTGACTGGTTTTGCATTGAAGGCGGCGAGCAAATTAGAACATACATGGAAAATCATGAGACATGCCACTTGATCCCACTGAATGACCTTAATCGTCTGGTGGAGTCGGTTGATTTGGTCGAATCATGGGGCGGCATTGATGATGTAAAGCTATATGACTTGTCTCATTGCAAAAACAGGCCTGAATCGGCTGGATACAAGTTGCTTCAAGCAATTGCTGATTACGAATCAATATACGGAGGCGGTGAATCTCATGCCAACTAGATATAACACAGGCGAGTATAGCTACGATCTTGAATATCACTATGGAGATATGTCAGCAAGCATGGAGATGCTTAGAGCACGTTTAATTGAATTGTTGACTCCTCATCTGTCTGGCCGTTATGTGAAATGGAGAGAAGCATATTTCACAAGGTTTACAAAGTGCGGCGGGGATTCGGGGTGGATGTTTTGTGTAGGTCCACACGAATTTCATATTGATGGGGCGTTAAGGCGCTATTACTCAGGTTCTATTGATATTACCTACAACCAGAAAGATCGATATTTCTTGGTGGGTGAGAAAAAGAAAGTCAAATGTAAGGCTTGTAAGGGGTTTGGCTTCATTCGAGATGATGGGTGGGGGCATATAGATAAATGTGAAATGTGTGATGCAGAAAAAGGAGCCAGCCATGAGTGAGTTTGAGGGTAAATCTGGAAAGTGGGCTTGGGAGATTCAAAAAGAACAACAAGCGAAAGTGGAGGAGCTGCAAAAGCGTTTAGATGGGGCATTAAAAGAGACTCAATATGCTTTGCAGTATGTTGAAGAAGACATGCGCGGCAATCATGAATTTCTACAAATGGCAATGATTCGAACCCTTAAAGCTATAGAGCAAGTGCTCAAAGGTGGTGCTTGATGTCATCAGTCAGCATTGCTGAATACCGCAAGTTATTTCCCATAAAGAAAAATAAAAAGCGCCGTTCAGCAAAGCAAGTTGCCAGACAACCAAGTGTGGGTGAAGTGGTTCTGGCAACGCATTTAAGAGCATGCAAGATTGGATTTGAACAGGAATATAAGTTCCATCCTGAACGCAAATGGAGAGCAGATTTTTTAATAAAGGGTTCAAAGATTTTGATTGAGGTAGAAGGCGGGATCTGGAGCGGAGGCCGTCACACAAGAGGTAAGGGCTATTTAGGGGATATGGAGAAATACAACTCCGCAGCAATGATGGGTTTTACAGTTTTACGGTTCAGCACAGAGCAAGTGAAATCCGGTATGGCATTAAAGCAAATTGAATTATTAATTAAGGGTAAATAGGAAGGCGATTATGTTGGTTGAAAAGTTTGATTTTATTGAGTTACTTCGCCTTGCTATTGCTCAAAGCGAAGGTAAAGGGAAAATTACTAAGCATGTTGTTTTGGGAGAAATTGCCTTATTGCCTGCAGGTGCAAAAAAATGGGCAGAATTACTGCTTGAACGTATTGATTTTGAGCGCATTGCAGAAATCACAGAAACAAAGAAAATTTATGAGACCAGGATAATTAATGGTAAGGAATCAAAAAAGCGTATTGGTGAAATACCGGGTAAAGTTGAAATAAAAAAAGGGGAGATTAACTCAGCTGATTTTTTCCGCGTTAGAAACGTACTAGCGGGTAAGATCCATCGTGAAATGATCAAAAAGAACTTTAAGCCAAATAATTGTCAGGGCGATTTATCAAATGTGGCCAAAGGTATTGCTGAGGTTGTTTTGCGTGGGCGATTATTTACAAAGGCAATGTGTGGCCATTGCCAGGGATTAGGCAAATTGGAGTTATTTAATGAAAAGGGATATCCAAGCGGATCTAAGTTTTGTGATAAATGCAGTGGTACGGGGAAACGCCCATATACATTGCATGAAAAAATTACGATCGCAAAATTAAAAGTGTCTAAGTCTGGTTATTCTGAGCGATATGAACCATATGAATTAATTGCTGAAGCATGTATCGAAAATTGGGAAAACACCATTAGAACTAGCCTGGCTAGATCGTTTCATTTTGAACCTGAAGAAATATCATTAGCTTGACTTAAACAGAACGGTTGAGTATAAGTATTTCTAAAATGGGCGCTTTATACATGGATCGCCTGAAAAACTTAATAAAAGCTCACTAATTTTAGTGGGCTTTTTGCGTATCTAGAGCATTGAAAATGGAAAACACCTGGCATGCTGACCAAGAAAAACCAGAATTACGGCCAGATGAAAAACCTTTGAATTGCCCATTTTGTGGATCTGATTCAATTTGTACGGATTCTTCACATTATGGAAAACCAGATGAAGACGGCTCTATAGCGTGGGATGCTTTCACATGGTGTCATGATTGTGGATCAAAAGGCCCTAGTGCTTGGGCGATGATCGCTTGGGATGAAAATTTTCATTACGACACTGTTTATGAAGAAAGATCAATTGTTAATTATGCTATTCGCCAGTGGAATACACGCAAATAAGATTTTTAATCTCGTGAGGGGTGTTTTATAAGCACACCTCTCTTTTAGCCGGACGGATTACGGCGCAAACGGCCCCGCTACATACTAGTTATTGGCGGGGCTTTTTCTTTTTGGAGTATGTATGACTGAATTTCAAAAAATTACGCATGAGATTAGACAGCTCCAAGTAGAGTTAAATCATTTAGGAAGCTGCAATACAAAAGACTTAACAGCAGAACAGATCGCTCACATAGATGAGCGATTTTTTTTGGCCATTGAAAAGCAAAGTAAATTAATTGCTCGTCTCAACAATAAGCCAGAGGGCTTCTTATAAATATTGGTGGTGCGATGGATCCTAAAAAGTACTATATGCTCACCAGGAAAAAAGAAAGAAAACCCAAGCCAAAGAGCACACCATTACCAAAAGCCAAGCAAAACTATTTAGAGGCCGAAGCAACTCTAAAAGAAGAATTAATCGAGTTGGCCATTGGTTTTGAAAGTAAGTTTCAGCCGATCCATACCAAACACTGGCGCTTTGATTTTCATATTGTGAAATTGCGTTTGCTCATTGAAATTGAGGGTGGGCCCTGGTCTGGTGGACGTGGTGGAAAGCTGGCAAATAAAGCATGGAGTCTTGATCGATATGATCAAGCTGAAGAGATGGGTTATAAAATAGAGCGCTTTCATCCAGATTCTATTTTGTCGGGATATGTCATCAACTGGATAAAAAGTGAATTAGCGAGAATTGAAGATGGAGCAGATCAGACCATTTCCACCGACTGATTTTATTGATCAAGCTGAAGAAGAGGAAGCAATTAGACTAACACCAGCACCGGACTTAAAAAAATGGGTTGTGGCTAATTACTTAACTATTGGGGGTCCTATTTATAATCCAGATCATGATCATATTGCTGAGCTGCTTCATGATAATGACGAGTTTTTAGCATTCGCGTGGGCCTCTTCTGCATATAAAAGCAAGCAAGCTATGGTGTTAGGCCAGTGCGAAAAAGTCATGTTCAATGTTGGTGGCTGGCGTAAAGCTCGACAAGAGCAACAGATGCGTGATTGGTTTGGTTATGTGCCGGTTTATCTCATCACAATTGATGCGAGTTATTGCGAACAAGCAACGGACCGAGATTTTTGTGCGCTTATAGAACATGAGCTTTATCACATCGGCGTTGAGCGTGATGAAGATGGCGAACCTCTTTACAGTGAAATGACAGGATTACCAAAACATTATTTGGCTGGGCATGATGTTGAAGAGTTTGTAGGCGTAGTTAAACGATGGGGAGCAGACGAGAACGTGAAGCGACTTATTGAAGTGGCGAAGCAAGCGCCGTTTGTATCTGATGTAAATATTTCCAAGTGCTGTGGAACTTGCCTAATTAACTGAGCCATCCGGCTCATTTTTTTTGCCTTGTTTCCTTGATGAGCCTTGATGGATTTTGAATTATGGCGAAGCTTAAAAAAGCCGAGCAACTCTTTATAGTTCGGTCTCTTGCGCAGTTCATGACACCTACTGAAGTTGTTAAGGCTATCAAGGAAACTTTCAACATCACTGTTTCACCTCAGCAAGTTGAAGCTTATGACCCGACTAAGGTGGCAGGGCGTGACTTAAGAAAGGAGTACAAGGAAGTATTCGAGTCTACAAGAGAGGAATATCTCAAACAGCCAATTCACAACATAAGTGGTGCAAATGACATTGTTCAGTTAAAAATCTTGAGTGACTTGCTTTTTGCCAAAAAAAATAACGTGACCATGACAATTAAGATCGTGGACCAAATGCAAAAGATCATGAAAGGGTTTTACGAGAAGCGACTTGAGATTACTGGAGCTGGTGGTGGGCCACTTAAAACAGAAAATACTAACACCCCATCACCACCGGCATTAACACCTGAAGAACTTTCGAAACTCTCGCCTCAGGAACTTTCACGCTTAGTGATTAATGGAAAGCTATGACATACGCATTAGATGAAATAGCCCCTTTAATTAAAGAGTGGACTATTAACGTGCGCCTGCCTGAAGTAATGACTGAGATGACACGGCGTTATTACTACAAGGCTGCAATCGAGCAAAACGAATTAAGTATTCAGGCGGAAATCTACAAGTGCAGCAAGGATCCAATCCATTGGTTTAACAATTGGATCTGGACATATGATCCGCGTGGTATGGCATTTGGTTTACCTGCCAATATTCCCTTTGTATTACGGCCTAAACAAGTTGAGCTTGTGGAGTGGCTAGAGGAACGTGAAAGCACCCAAACACACGGTCTAATTGAAAAATCCCGTGATGAGGGCATGAGCTACGTTGTGCTGGGTTTCTTCTTGCATCGCTGGTTGTTTGTAGAAGGTTTTGCGGGTGGAGTTGGTAGCCGCAAAGAGGAACTAGTTGATAAGAAGGGTGACCCTAAAACACTATTTCACAAGTTCCGCGATATGTTCAGCAAAATGCCCCAATGGTTAAAACCTAAGGGCTTTGTTGAAAAAGTGCATGATAACTACATGCGCATCATTAACCCGGATAACGGCGCAACGATTACCGGTGAAGCGGGTGACAACATCGGTCGTGGTGGACGTACCACGATGTACTTTTTGGATGAATGGGCATTCGTAGAACGGCAAGAAGCTGTAGATGCTGCTATCTCGCAAAACACCAACGTCCACATTAAAGGATCTACACCGAACGGTATTGGCGATCGATTTCACCAGGATAGATTCAGTGGTCGTTACGCCGTCTTTACCATGCCTTGGCGAGCTAACCCGGATAAGAACTGGACCGTTACATATAACGGCAAAGTTATTTACCCATGGTATGAAAAGCAGCTGGCCACACTTGATGATGTGGTGCTTGCTCAAGAGGTTGATATTAACTATGCCGCTTCTGTAGAAGGCGTCTTAATTCCTAGTAGTTGGGTTCAAGCTGCTATCGATGCACATAAGAAGCTTCAGATTGAGCCTACTGGAGACCGCATTGGCGGCTTAGACGTTGCAGATGAAGGTAAGGATAAAAACTCTTTTGCAGCACGTCACGGCGTTGTCATGACTTACTTGGCCACATGGTCTGGTAAAGGCGATGACATTTTTGGAACGACTCAAAAAGCTATGGACCTATGCTTTGAGAAATCCATCGATACGCTGTTTTACGATGCCGATGGCCTTGGCGCCGGGTGCCGTGGTGATGCGCGTGTGATTAATGAAAAGCGTAGAGAGCTGGGCTTATCCGAGATTAATGTGGAGTCATTCCGTGGATCCGGTTCAGTTCATGATCCTGAAGGGGAAATGGTAGAGAAACGTCTTAATAAAGACTTTTTTGCCAATTTAAAAGCTCAGTCTTGGTGGTCATTACGTTTGCGCTTTCAGGAAACTTTTAGAGCACTTGAGGGGCGTGACTATGATCCAGACATGATCATTTCACTATCAAGTGAAGATATCGATGCTAAGGAATTGGCATTACTCACTACCGAGCTATCTCAACCAACGTACACAAAAAATGGTGTTGGGAAAATCCTAGTCAACAAACAACCTGATGGCACAGCTTCACCGAACCGAGCAGATAGCGTGATGATTTGCTTTAACCCGCAAATTTCAGAGCTGAGTATCTGGGGCAAGTTATAAAGAGAAAGTTATGGGCTTAATTAAATTTACTAAAGATTCGTTCCAGAACTTTGCCGCTCGTGTTGGGTTGGGTTCTGGGAATCAACATGATCAATCTGGTTATGGCTTTAATTTTTTAAGCCGTCAGCGATTAAAACTCGAAGCAATGTATCGCTCTTCTTGGGTTGTTGGTCAGGTAGTTGATGTCGTGGCTGATGATATGACACGTAAAGGTGTCAAATTAAACGGCCTATCAACTCCTAAAGATTCTGAGATGATTGACCAAGAGATGGACCGGTTACAGGTCTGGGACAAGCTTAATAAAAATATTAAGTGGTCCCGTCTCTATGGTGGTTCATTGGCAGTCATGATGATTGACGGACAAAACGTCTCAACCCCATTAAATCCAAATACTATTGGCAAAGGGCAGTTTAAGGGTTTAATGGTGTTAGATCGCTGGATGGTTCAGCCCACTTTGGAAGATTTAGTAACCGAAATGGGGCCAGATTATGGCAAGCCAAAGTATTACGATGTAATTACGGATTCGGTAGGTCTTTGCAATCAACGGATTCATTATTCACGTGTCATACGTATGGATGGTGTTGAGCTTCCATATTGGCAATCAATTACCGAAAACCTTTGGGGGCAATCTGTTATTGAGCGCCTAGAAGATCGCCTAACGATTTTTGATAGTGCAACTTTAGGCGCTGGACAATTAGTTTATAAGGCGCATCTAAGGACTTATAAAGTTAAGAAGTTACGTGAAATTATTGCAGCTGGTGGTAAGTTTTACGACGCTTTAGTTAAACAGATTCAAGAGATACGCATGTGGCAATCTAATGAGGGGATGACCCTTATGGATGCTGATGATGCTTTTGAAACCCATCAATATAGTTTTACTGGTTTAGATAATCTATTGCTGCAGTTTGGCCAGCAAATATCTGGTGCCACAGGCATTCCTCTTGTTCGTTTATTTGGTCAGTCGCCAGCAGGATTAAATGCTACAGGTGAGTCTGATCTAGCTAACTATTACGACAATATCAACCAGCAACAAGAAGGTCGTTTACGAACGCCGTTGCAGATCCTCTATGCCGTGTTGCATATGTCTGTACTTGGTAAGCCTTTGCCTGATTCATTTAGTTTTAAATTCGCATCATTGTGGCAATTAGATGATGAGAAGAAAGCAAATGTTGCTAAAGGTGTTTCTGAGGCAGTTATTGCAGTTGAAGAAGCAGGACTTATCAAACGCTCAACAGCCTTAAAAGAGTTGCGCCAATCAAGTGAAGTTACAGGCGTTTTCTCACATATTACTGATGAGGAAATTAAAGAAGCCGATGACGAGGATCCACCGCCACCAGGTGAAGGTGAAGATGATGAAGAAACAAATAAATCGGATAACACCGAATCGGGCGAGAAAGACCGAGATACGTTACAGCCAGCAGCTTAGAAAGATTGCTGGTTATATCGATACCATCGTGAAAGGCTTCGACATAAATAACCCTAACAATTACCCCTTAATGGAGGCTTCGCTGAAGGAGTATGCAAATACTCTTCATTTCTGGGCGCAAAATGCTGCTGGTCGAATACTTACAGATGTGGCTCTACGAGATGAGAAAACTTGGCTCATCTATGCACAAGACCTATCTCGTGGTGTACGGGAGCAAATACGCAATACTGACATTGGTGTTGTTTATCAGCAACTCTTAAATGATCAAGTTAGGCTTATTAAGTCTTTGCCACTTGATGCAGCTCAACGTATTCATGACTTATCTGCTCGATCGCTAATTGAAGGCAACCGTTCAAGTGAGATTGCCGGCTTAATTATGGCCACTGGCCGAGTGACAAGATCTAGGGCAAATACAATCGCCCGTACTGAGGTTAGCCGAGCATCATGCGTATTTACTCAAGCTAGAGCCGAGCATCTTGGATCCGAGGGTTATATCTGGCGAACTAGTGAAGACGGTGATGTAAGGCCAAGCCATAAGGCTATGAACGGGAAATTCGTTGCTTGGGATAGCCCGCCAACTTTGGATAATTTAAAAGGTCATGCCGGATGTTTGCCTAATTGCCGTTGTTATGCGGAACCGGTAATTCCAGAGGATATTTAAATGCAAATTTTCTTTACCATTTTTGGTGGACCACATGATGGGTATAATCTTTCACTAGGTATACCAATGGATTGTATTCATCTAATTGAACATTCACCTGAAGCTGCTGTATGGCGCTGTGAAAAACCACTTTATCGGGAACGAGTAAAAACCGTTCAGTATGCGAAACGAAGAATGTTCGTTAAAAAATATGGAAAGGTATTTTTTAAAGATGTTTATGCATTTAATGAATATGATTTCCGGGAAGCATTAAAAAAGTTTCGGCATTACTTCAATCCAGTTTATAAAAAACAAGACCACCTTCGGGTGGTTTTTTAATGCCTGCAAAAAGGTGAACTATGTTTAAAAGCAAAAAGGCTAAGGGCAAAAAAACAGTAGATCGGTCCAATATTTACACATCAGGGCAAATTGGTCGTACACGTGAAATTACACCTGAAGGTTATTTACTTTGCCGCGATGTTCGATTGGCCAGAACTGGAATTTTAATCTATGGACATGGTGAGGTCCCCATTGAACCGGATAACACGGGATTGATTCAAGTTTACCGTGGAGAGGATGTTTTATTTTCTCCAACGACTATTGCCAGTACAGAAGGTAAACCCGTAACTGATGATCATCCAAAAGATTGGGTTACGCCTAAAAATTGGCAAGTGTTATCAAAAGGGTCTAGTCACAACGTTCACCAAGGGGAAGGTGAAGATGCTGAATATTTAATGGCTGACTTATTAATTATGGATGAGTCGACTATTGAGGCTGTTCAGAAAGGAAAGGTAGAAATCTCCCTAGGTTACGATGCTGAATATACACAAGTCAGCCCGGGCAAAGGGGTTCAGAGCAATATTGTTGTTAACCATATTGCATTAGTTGATAAAGGGCGATGCGGTTCTCGCTGCTCAATTGGAGATAGTTTTATGACGACCAAGGTCAAAAAGAAAAAAATCAGTTTTGCTGACCGTATTCGTAACTTGGTGAAAACTGGTGATGCGGAAGAGGCTGAAAAAATAGCACAAGCTGTAGAGGATGAAGACCTAGATCTCCCTACAGAAGATGAAGAGCCAGAAGATGACGATAAAGGCAAAACTAACGATGCCGCTATTAATCGTGAAATTCTCAAAATGCTCAAAACTATGGATTCTCGTTTGGTTAAATTAGAGAAGAAAACCAAAGACACTGATGATCCGGAAAAGAAAACCGAAGATGATGACGACGATCCGGAAAATAAGACAAAGGATGACGGTGATTTAACTGAGCCAGAAAAAGCTGAAAAACTAGATGAATCTGGTACACAAACTTATACCGGTGACTCATTAAAAGAAGTCATTTCACGTGCGGAAATTCTTTCACCGGGTTATCGCATGCCGACCTTCGATAGTGTGAACAATGGCAAAGCTGTTTTAAACACTAAACGATCAGTTCTCAAAGCAGCATATGCAACTGAAGACGGTCAAAAGGCTATTGCCCCATTTGTGGGTCCAAATCCTGACTTTGATAAATTGCCTACATTTACGATCGATGCGGCATTTGTCGGAGCATCTGAGCTCATCAAACAACAGAACAATGCCAAAGGTGTGCGTTCTGGTATTTCCACTCGAGATTTCGGCCGCGCTGCACCGACACCGGCTGAAATCAATCAACGTAACCGTGAATTCTGGAACAAACAAGGATAAGAAATATGTCTAATGCATTTTTATATCGCATGCCAAGCGGCATCCCTGGTGATGTCTCTCGTAAAAGCCAATCAACTATTGAATCACACCCAGTAGGCGCTCAATTCCCTGCATTTGGTTTGTTCGGAAAGATTGATACTGCTACAGGTAAATTTGTTCTATTAGCTGGAGCAGATACAGCAGCAAGTATTTATGGCTTGTTAGTTCGTGCATATCCAACTCAATCTGCACAAAACGAGCTTGGTAAAGCAACGCCTCAACCTAATGGCATTCAAGATGTTTTACGCCGTGGCTATATGACTGTGAAATGTAATGCTGGTACAGCTAAGAAAGCGGGTACTGTTTATGTGCGTATTGCCGCTGGTACCGAAGCTAAACCAGTTGGGGGTATTGAAGCCGCTGCAGATGGCGCTAACAGCATTATCTTGCCGAATGCATTCTTTATGCATGATGCCGATGCACAAGGCAACGTAGAAATTTCTTTCAACATCTAAAATATTTATTGCATAGCACAGCCACCGACTAGGTGGTTTTTTTGTGCTTGGAGAAAAGACAATATGAGCAAGCTAATAGTTGCAAATACAATTGCGCAAGCGGTAGCGATGGGGACAGCTAAACCTGTACGAGCTCGTACACGAGATCAAATGATGACGTTTGATGCTCAGACTGTAGATAGTACGGGCGCTTTCTTAGTCGGTGAATTAGAACGCTTAGACCAGACAATGCATGAGCCATTAGCTGACGTAACATGGTCGCGTGACATTGATCTACGTTCAGACGTATCAATTGCAGATGAAATTTCAAGTTTCTCAAATGCTACATTTGCGGCGGCTGGTGGTGCATCCCCTAAAGGTAAGTCTTGGGTAGGTAAAAACGCAGATGCTATCCAAGGTATTGCGTTAGATATCGGCAAAACAGCACAGCCATTAACCTTATGGGCCAACCAGATTGGCTGGACCATTCCTGAATTAGAATCGGCTCGCCAAGTTGGTCGCCCAGTTGATGCCCTCAAGCACAGCGGCTTAATTCTTAAGCACAACATGGATACCGATGAGCAAGTCTATATCGGTGATGATGTAATTGGCGTTCAAGGCTTGTTGAACTCTGACAAAGTTGGGGCAACAAACGTTAATAAGAGTTGGAAGTTGGCAACTGCTGACGAAATGCTAGCCGACGTAAATATGATTCTCTATAACGCTTGGATTGCTTCAGGTTTTGCAGTTTGTCCATCTAAGTTGTTGTTACCACCTGAACAGTTTGGTTTGGCAGTGACGAGAAAAGTATCTGAAGCAGGCAATATCTCTGTTCTGGAGTACATCAAAGTTAACTGTATTTCGATGGCTAAGAACGGAAAGCCATTAGACATTCAACCTTCAAAATGGTGTATGGGGCGTGGTACTGCTGGTACTGACCGTATGATGTGCTATACGCAAAATGAAAACCGTGTTCGCTTCCCAATGGTCCCTTTACAACGTACACCAGTTGAGTACCGTGATTTACGTCAATTGACTACCTATTACGGCCGCTTGGGTGCAGTCGAATGGGTGTATCCAGAAACAGCGTTCTATGCCGATGGTCTATAAGGAGAGCAAGCACATGAGCAAAAAAGTACAAATTCTTCTTTCTCGACCATTATCAGTAAATCTTGGAACTGATGAACATGGATTACCTAGATCACATAAATTGAATGCAGGACTGCAAACAGTTGATGAAGAGATTGCGGAAAACTGGTTCGTAAAGGCTCACTGCCAAGAGATTTCATCTAATGATATCCAAACAGGTGAGCTACAAAAGCAACTGGAAAAAGCGAATGAAGACCTAAGCATTCTTCAAGCTCAGTCAGATGAAGCTACCAAGAAAATTGAACAACTTGAAGGGATCGTTAAAGAGCGTGATACCGAAATCGCTAATTTAAAAATCCAGTTGGATAAGGCCCTTCAAGCGCAGGCTTCGGAATTAAAAACTAAAGAACCTGCAAAAGCTAAAGAGCAACCGAAGGAAACCTAACCCATGATCAGTGAATCCTCTTTTCGTGAAGAAATGCCGGCATTTGCTGATACAACGCAATATCCGTCAGTTCAGTTTAATTTCTATTTAAACCTCGGGAAAAAATTACTTCGCGAGGAACGTTGGGAGGATATGCTTGATTACGGTTTAACGCTGTTCATAGCTCATTATCTTACGCTTTATCGGCGTACGATGACTGCAGCAAGTATTGGTGCGGATGCCGGCAAAATCGTAGGTAATGAGACCTCTAAATCAGTTGATGGCGTTTCAAAATCTATGGATGTTTCCGGCGTTCTCATTACTGATGCTGGTCATTGGAACCAAACTACCTGGGGCGTCCAGTTTTATCAGTTATTACTGATGGCTGGCATGGGAGGCATCCAATTATGAGCAGTGGTGTTAAATCTTCTGGTAATGGCTTAGCTGACATTTTCCAAGCTGTAGCAGAACTCTCTCAAATGGATGTTTTGGTAGGTATTCCGCATGGGGAGGCTCGAACCGATGGTGACGGCCTTACCAATGCACAAATTGGTTACCTTCAGGAAACCGGCTCACCTTCTCAAAACATTCCTGAGCGACCTTTCCTTGTGCCAGGTGTTGAGCAAGTTCAGGATGAGGTGGGTGATAAGCTCGTTAAAGCGGTTTATGCTGCTTTAGATGGTAATAGCCAAAGAATGATGAAATTGCTTGAGTCCGCTGGAATGATTGCAATGAATTCAGTTCGTGCTTATTTCGTTAATGGTGAATTCGCTCCCTTATCTTTGGCCACAATCCGTGCTCGAGCACGGCGTGGCCGTAAAGGTGCTAAGCAGTATCTTAAACAGCTTGAATCGGGACCTGCCGAAACAGGCCTCGTTCGGCCGTTGATCGATACAGGTGAGCTTAGAAAGTCGGTTACTTACGTGATCATGAAAAAGGAAAAGGAGGTAAAGCGTGGCTCAACTTGATGTTTCAGACGTTTTGCTAGATCCAGACTTCATGGACACAGGCATTATCTGTAAGCGTACAGAGGTCATCGTAGGAAACAATGGACGATCTCAAGAAACGACTACATCAACACCCTTTGATGGCGTAGTTACTACAAATAATGGCCTCAATATGGACCGTCGAGCAGATGGCACATTGATTAAAGGCGCAATCAACATTCACACACAGTTTGCTTTAACTTCAGGCGATAAAAATACCAAAGCAGATGAGATTACGTGGAAGGGTAAAACCTACATAGTGGCTCAAGTGCTGGACAATCTACATTATGGCCAAGGTTTCATAAAAGCAATTTGTGAGCTTAAACCACTGGGGTAATCATGGGTGATTCTGCTTCAGGGGGATATATTACCCCTAGTGGCGGATCTGCTTATGACCAAGACCTAGAGGACATCTTTCAAGCCTTCATTGTCGGGATTACATCCTTACCAGGTGATATGGTTCGTCCACGTTTCCAAAGAGAACCACCGCCTTTTCCTGAAATTGGTGAGGATTGGTGCGCCTTCGCCGTAAAGTCAATAATTCCTGATGATGGGCCTTACTTCGACCAGAAAGACGAAACAATGGATTCAATTCGACATGAAGAATTGACGCTGTTTCTATCGTTCTACGGCGACCACGGCCAATCAATTGCAAACGTCCTAAAGGATGGTCTAGGCATTCCGCAAAACATCGCGCAACTCAAAGCGCAAAAAATCAAATTTATCAAGGTGGGTGAGATCATCACCGCGCCTGACTTTCTCAATAATCAGTATGTACATCGATATGACCTAACCGCTGTCTTTAAGCGGCAAACATTACGCACGTTTGCTGTTAAGTCATTTGTAGATGCTGGGCCGATAGAATTTCCTAGGAGTTAATCCATGACATTGCCTGTTTCAGACGTTGTTAATGTCTCCATTAGTTTGGCGGCATTAGCAGCAGGGCCACGTAGCTTCGGTAATTTACTTATTCTTGGTGCCACGGATGGTGTTGTAGATCCAGTTGAACGTTTACGCGAATACTCGGGTCTTACACCTGTAGCATTAGATTATGGTACCGATGCGCCAGAATATAAAGCTGCTGAATTGTACTTTAGCCAATCCCCAAAACCACGAACTTTATATATTGGCCGTTGGGTTAAATCGGCAAGTTCAGCGGTTTTAAAAGGTGCGGTTTTATCTGCAGATCAACGTGATATTTCAAACTTCACAGCTATTTCAGATGGTTCGATGAAAATCACCATTGATGGTTCTGAAAAGGTTGTAACTGCCTTGAATTTATCAGCTGTCACCAATTTAAATGGAGTGGCATCTGCCCTAACAGCCAAGCTGGGAACCGCTTCAGTAACTTGGAATGATGTTTATAACCGTTTTGAAATTACGTCATTAACCACTGGTACCACTTCGACAATTTCCTATGCTATTGCAAATGCAACCGGTACAGACGTTTCTTCATTGATGGGGTTAACCGTTGGTCATGCTTCGGTACCAGTCAATGGTTATGCAGCCGAGCCTTTAATGGATGCAATTACACATTTAGCGGACAAGTCACTTAAGTGGTATGGGTTAGATATCGCTGAGCCAATTTCTGATGCAGATGTGTTAGAAGTGGCAGCATTCATTAATGCGACTTCACCATCTCGCATTTATGGCCAGACAATTACTAACTCATTGGCTTTGGATGGTACCAGTACAGCCGATCTAGCCTACAAGCTCAGTAAATTAAATAACGGTCGCGTATTTTCGATTTTTTCGGGTGATACGGCACATGCAGCAGCTTCAGTATTTGGGCGAGCATTTAGCGTTAATTTCAATGGTACCAACACGACCATTACATTGAAGTTTAAGCAGCTTCCGGGTGTAGCCGCTGAAGATCTACAAGTTTCCCAAGCAAAAGCCCTAAAAGATAAAAACTGTAATGTTTTTGCCGGCTACAACAATGACACCGCAATTCTTCAAGAAGGTGTCATGTGTGATGGTTCATTCATCGATGAGCGTCATGGTCTCGACTGGTTGCAAAACCATTTAGAGACGGCACTGTGGAATCTTTTCTATACCACGCCAACTAAGGTCCCGCAAACGGAAGGCGGCGTAAATCGCCAAAGTACTATGCTTGAACGGGCATTGGAGCAGGCAGTAACAAATGGCCTTATTGGTCCTGGTCAGTGGAATGGTGATTCTTTTGGAGCAGTAGAAACAGGTGATTACCTTTCTAAAGGTTTTTACGTTTTTGCGAACAGTCTAGATGATCAAGCTCAATCAGAACGTGAAGCGCGTAAATCTCCGGTTTTCCAAATTGCTATCAAGATGGCAGGTGCAACACATTTCTCCGATGTGCTTGTTTCTGTTAACCGCTAATAAGGATAAGAAATATGTCTACATATTCATTTATGGATACTCAATGTACCCTCGCCAGTGATGACGGGGTAATTGACCTAGGTTACGGTGCGGGCGTTGCAGATGAAGGCATTACCATTGCAATGGCTGGTGATGCGAACACTATGACGATTGGGGCAGATGGTGAGGGTATGCACTCTCTGAGCGCTAATAAGTCAGGTACGGTGACAGTTCGCCTGTTAAAAACATCACCTATTAACGCCAAGCTTTCTAATCTTTATCACATTCAGCGCTCAAGCACTAAGAAGTGGGGTAAGAACACAATCACGTTGAACCATACAGGATCTGGTGATAACGCTACAGCATCAAAATGTGCATTCAAGAAACATGCTGATTTGGCCTATAAGTCGGTTGGTGACTTCAATGAATGGGTATTTGATGCAATCAAGATTGATCAAAAGTTAGGAGCTTATGACTAATGCAAATCGGTAATCATAATTACGAGATTGGTCGTTTAGATGCATTTGATCAATTTCACGTATCTCGAAAAATTGCACCTATTGTCCCTACGATTGTTCCTTTCATGACTGAGATACTGAAAAGCAACATTATGGATCTATTAGATAAATTTGGTGATGATCCAGACAATCCAGATCTAAGCGTTTTAGAGGACTTTGATCTAAATAGTTTTGGTGAAGCGATCCAGCCATTTATCGATGCATTCGCAAAAATGCCAGAAGAAGATGTCAATTACGTGATGAAAAAGTGTCTTTCAGTTGTTACACGTGACGGGGCAAAAGTGGTAGTGAAAGATACATTGATGTTTGATGATTTAAGCGTTGAACATATTCTTCCGCTTACTATTGCAGTGGTGCGCATTAATTTGGGAAATTTTATTCAAGGGCTGCTTACGACGGCATTGAGCAAGAAACAGCCCACATAAAGTTTAAACATTTACCAGACCACGAAGATTGGCTTTTACGGCCAGTCATTCGTGGTCTTTGTCGTTTTGAATCTTTAAAAGATGGAACTTTAGATCTTGCAGATATTGCATTGATGAATGATGCATTAGATGTGCAGGCAGATAACCAGCTTTTACTCGAACGATACCACGAACAAAACAAAGGTTGAGTTAGACATGAGTGATACAGTTATTCGTGACTTCTTTGTGTCCTTAGGTTTCTCTACGGACAATGAAGGCGCTAGAAAAATGGTTGATACCCTTAAAGGGGTAGAGCTAAAAGCGGCTTTGCTGCATAAGACTTTATTGCTTCTTGCAACTGGCGCAGTTGTTGCCGTAACAAAGACAGCAAGTGAACTCGATAAGCTGTATTACTCATCTCAACGTATTGGCGCATCTGCTTCAAATATTCGTGCTTATGGTGATGCAATCTCACAAATGGGTGGTAATGCTCAAAATGCATTACAGTCACTTGAGAATGTGGCGCAGAAGATGCGTAACTCGCCTGGTTACGAAGGTATGTTAACTGGCATGGGTGTTGCTACACGGGATGGTAATGGTCAGTTGCGTGACCGTGTAGAAGTAATGAAAGACCTTTCAAAAACAATGAAAGGGATGGATTACTACCAGGCAAATGCTTATGCCAGTTCTTTAGGTATTGATGAAAATACCCTTATGGCCATGCGTGATGATAAGTTCATCGACAACATGGAGAAGTACCAGAAATTACGTCAAAGTGTTGGCTTAACTGATGAGCTTACCAAGTCTGGTACCGATTTCATGGTTGAATTCCGTGACATCACCATGACGACCAAAGCTATTACTGAAGTTGTTGTAATGACCGCAGGGCAGGCACTTATACCCATCCTCAAGATGATTAATAACTTTTTGCGAAGTGCTATTGCTTGGTTCGCTGAACTAGATCCAAGGTTTAAAGCAATTCTGGCCACTGGATTAAAGTTTGCTTTGCTCGCCGTGATCTTTGGTGGTTTTATTGGAACGATTGCTAAATTGGCCTCAGTACTGCCAATGTTGAAAGGGCTTCTTTTCCTGATCAAGTCGTTACGTTTAGCTTTTTTGGCTTCACCTATCGGTATTGTATTAGCGCTTGCCGCTGCTATTGCTGCTTTATGGGATGACTACCAAACTTGGAAAAATGGCGGTGAAAGCCTTATTGACTGGTCTAAGTGGGAAAACGGAATTGAAACCGCAATTAGCCGTATTAAGCAGTTGGCCGAATTAATTAAAAGCCTTAAGGATAAAACTGTAGAGTTTGTTACCAAGGCAATTGATGATCCAGCAGGAACCGCGAAAGAGACAGCAGAAGCAGCTACCCAAGCTGCTAAAACGGGTGCAGCAGTAGTTGCGAATGTAGCTAAGACAACCGTAAGTACTATTAAGAAAAGTGTTTCTAAGAGTTATGGTTTTAGCTTTGGTAAAGATGTTGATAGATACATTCATGAAGCTGCTACAAAATATGGTCTTGATGAGAAGGTTTTACGTGGCTTCGTTAAAATGGAGGATGGTTGGACTGGGAAAATGTCACCTACAGGAGCGATTGGTACCGGTCAGTTTATTCAGTCTACTTGGGATAATCTGGCAAAAACCGCTGAGGGTAAAGCAATTGGTATGACAAAGATCGGGAAGAGATTTCGTACTAAAAACGATCCTCGTTATGACAAGCATATTAATACTTTAGCAACAGGTCTTTTGGCTAAACAGAATGCAGATATTCTTACTAAAAATGGATTAGCAGTTACGGGGGAGAATCTTTATTTACTCCATAATATTGGACCGGGAATTATTCCTGCTTTAAAGGGTTCTAATAAGGTGTCTGCTAAAACTCTGGAAGCAATAAGAGTAAATACCCCAATTAAAGGTCAAACTCCTGTACAGTTTGTTCAATATCAAAAAGGACGGTTTAAGAAGCATTACAACTCAGCAAATGTTGGCGAAAAGATCATTAATAATGGTGAGACTAAGATTAATAATTTTGGTCCACCAAATGGCAATCCAGACAAAGCCCAAGTTAATAATTCTTCAAATATGTCTGCTAAATCAGTAGTAATACATCAAAGCTATAAAACTGATATGGTAATCAATGGTGCAAGAGAGCCAGTAGAATCAGCGAACGCTGTAAAAAAACAGCAAGAAAATACGATGATTCTTTTGGCTCGTAACACTAAAAGTTTAATTGGTTAATTGGCATCAATATCTGTTTTTAGCTGTTTTGCACGATCATTATTTAACTGGACGATACAGTTCGCATGTGCGTTTCTTTCACCGTGATAGAAACTATAAGTTGTGCAATAGCTGTCACGGTAAAGCAACCATGCTTTTTGTGATTTATTTAAATCATTTATGACATTAGGATTATAAGTTAACTGTTCCTTGGAAATTTCTTTTAACTTTTTAAGATTAGAGGTGACTTTCGCAAAGGATTCGTCTTCATAACATTTCGCTACATCAGTAGGGTCATTAAAGTAAATTTCGCAGTTAGCAAAAGTGCCGAAACTTAATAATGATGCTGTTGCCAACAATAAGATTCTCTTCATTAATCTTTATTCCGAATAGTTGTAGAGATATTTAAAGTATCACTTTGATCTTTACTATCAGCAATACTTTCATGTTTTTTATAATCTTCTTCAGTGGGGATGTATTCGTGAGCAGCTTTTTCAGCTTCTGGTGAAAATTCCTCCTTATCACTACTATCTGAATTTTTCTTTTCAGTTAATTGTGTAGAAGATTGCGATTTATTAGGGGTGTTATCAAATTTTGCCAAGTAAATGGCAAAGCCAATAGCTACAATTACTACCCAAAATATCAGTTTGAAAAAGAACTTAAAGCAACCGCCTTTTGATTCATACAGTTCATTTTTAACTGAAAAGCTTTGGCCACAATTTTTACAAGTGTATTGTGATTTAAGTATATTTGATTTGCTTGAAGCAAATCGTGTCTGCTTACTATTACAGTAGGGACAAATTGGTCTTGATGATGTGCTCACAAGAATTAACCTTTATTTTAAAGTGATTTATCTTTAATCAAAAATTATATAGGTTTAGTTCAAGCATTGAGAAGCAACATTTTTTGAAAATATTTAAACCCACCACTTGGTGGGTTTTTTATTGCCCGGAGGAAAGCATGGCTATCACTGAAACAGTTGGCTCACTATTGTTTGGTGGTCATCGTTCAATAATGGGTTTATTTGCAGATGTAGTTATTGAAGAGAATCATTCTGATGAGCTTGTAATAACAGAGCATCCCGTTGAAAAAGGTTCACCTATTTCTGACCACTGCTATAAAGCACCGCCAGAGGTCACCATGAAAATCGGGTGGTCTGAAAGTGCTGGAAGGATGAATGGTCTTATTGGTAATACATTTATTGGGTCAGATTTGTCACTTCTTGGTATTTATCAGGGGTTGCAGGCCTTACAAGGTCAACGACTTATTATTTCTACTGGTAAACGCCTTTATACAGACATGTTGATTAAGTCATTAAAGAATGTCACTGATGAAACTTCCGAAAATGCTTTGATGATCGATATTGTATTTAAGAAAGTTTTTATTGTTTCCACAAAAGAAACGCTGGTTTCTATCGCTGATCAAAAGAATCCTGAAGTAACTTCTGATGTTGTTGATTCTGGTACCAAACAGCTGAAACAAGTTAACTCTTCAGTATTGAATACTGTTTTAGGACCAGCTGTAGATGCTTTTAGTTCATTAATGAGTGGTAAGTAAATATGGCTTTGTATGAAATCCCTTTGCTCGATCGGAATCAGAAGTTTTTTATCAAACTAAATAAAGTGAATTATCAGCTCAAACTGATTTTTCTAAAGCGCTGGTATCTAGATATTTTTCAAACTAATTCAGAGCCTGTTGCCTTAGGTATTCCCTTAGTCTCAGGTGTCGATATTTTGAGCCCTTTTAGCCATGTAATTAGCGGCTCTATGTACGTTCAAAACCTCAATGAGGATGAAAGCCAATCGTTTAATGATTTAGGGACTAACGTAAAACTATTTTGGCAGGATCCGGAATGAGCGAACAATGGAAGCGTAATTGCCGGCTAACCGTTCAACTTAAATATGGTGAGCCTGAGGCATTAGATTTATCTGAAATGCGAATTGTATTTCGAATTAATCAACCTACTGCTGAAACACCTAAGGCAGCAGAGTTTTATATCTACAACCTATCTGAAGACACAATGAATCGCTTGGCTGGTGAAGACAACTCAAATGTCGGTGCTATGGTCACTTTTGAAGTAGGGTACGGTGATGAGTTATCAACTATTTTTAAAGGTTCAACTTTTCAATACCGGCGTGGACGTGAAAGCCCTACGGATAAGTTTTTATGTATTCTGGCCCAATCTGGTGATAAAGCTAAAAACTATGCTTTAGTCAATAAAACCATTGCTGCCGGTACGACAGTAGATCAGGTAAAAAATGAAATCGCCAAAGAGTACCAGGCTAATGGTGTAGAAACTGGTGAATTGCCACAGCTTAGTGATCAGAAATACGTTCGCGGCAAAGTGATGTTTGGTTCATTAGATGACCAGATCAGACAGTTTTGCAAAGATACCAACACAGAATACTTCATTGATGATGAGTACTTATACATGGTTGGTATCAGCAGCTTTCTGCTAGATTCAGTTTTTGAAATGGATGCCAACACAGGGATGGTCGGAATGCCTCAGCTAACTACTGAAGGCTTAATGGTGAATTGCCTCCTTAATCCTCAATTACGCCGTGGTAGACGCATACATGTCGATACTTCAAGTATCCAGACACAAGCTTTTGATATTGATTACCAAAGCCAGGGCGTTGATCAACCACAAAAGGATCTAAAAACGGCTGGTGGTATTAATGGTATTTACATCATCAAGGCAGTTGAGCACTACGGAGATACACGTGGTGATGACTGGTATACAAGCACAGTTTCAGTTGGTCAGGGTGCTGTAGTTCCTAAATCTGGTATTACAATTACGGCGGTGGATTGATTATGGCTTTAAGTAATAACGAAAGATCGCCCCATTTGCTTAATACAATCAACGATGCGATTAAATCTGCTCTAGCAGTACTGTGGACTAATTTGCCTTGTATCGTTGATTCTTATGATCCAGATAAGCAAACAGTATCAGTTACACCAGCTATTCAGATACCGGTAATGCGTGAAGATGGGTCAATGGAGTTAGTGGATCTACCATTAATACCAGACGTGCCGGTATGCTGGCCTAAAGCTGGAGGCTTTGCTTTAACATTTCCAGTTAAGCGGGGTGATGAGTGCCTAGTACATTTCTCCTCTAGGTGCATTGATTTGTGGTGGCAAAACGGAGGCATTCAACCACCGTTTGAAAACCGTAAGCATGACTTATCCGATGGTTTCGCAACATTTGCGCCGCAATCTCAACCTAAGCGATTAAAGAATGTAGCCACCGATGCAGTTGAGTTAAGAAATGATGGAGGCAATGCCAAGATCCGGATTAATGATGCTGGAGAGTTGGAGTTTTTAGGTACCAAAGCTACTTTTAATTGCCCGGTTGAAATGAAAGATGGGTTAGGCGTCTTAGGGGCATTAAAAAATAACGATGTGGATGTTGGATCTAGCCATGGCCATACGAAAGTACAGCCGGGTAATGGTGAGTCTGGTCCACCGAAACCATAAATGAATGAGGGGTCGCTGAAAGGCGGCTTTTTTTATGCGCTATAGAAAGCTAGATGAAGATGGGGATTATAGCTTTGGCCAAGGTCAAAATAATTTCCATAGTAATACACCTGAGGGTGTAGCGCAGGCGGTTATGACGCGTCTTAAGTTTTGGGTAGGTGAATGGTTTGCTGATACTTCAGATGGTACGGGGTGGACAACAGACGTGCTGGGGAAATACACAGATCATCTTTTTGAATTGATGATTCGCCAGCGCATTTTAGAGACTCAAGGTGTACTCCGGATTGATTCATTCGATAGTCAATTTAATGGAGAAACACGCACGTTATCCATTCAATCATCCATCACCACGATCTATGGTCCTGCCGATCTGCAAGGGGATATTTAAATATGGCACTAACTAGCATAGCCCCAGTAATTAACCAATATGGCGTAACAGTTTCAACATACAGTGAAATTGTTGAGCACCTTAAAGAAAAATATCGAGAAATTTATGGCCAAGATGTTTACTTAGAAAATGATAGTCAAGATGGACAATGGATTGGTGTAATTGCTCGTGTAATTGCTGACTGTAATGCGGTTGTTTCCGACGTTTACAACTCTATGTCGCCAAGTACTGCCGATACTGATGCGCTTTCACGCAATGTCAAAATCAATGGCATTCGCCGTGCAGTGGCCACAAAATCAACTGTATCAGTGGTTTTGGTGGGCGTTGCCGGCACAATCATTAATAACGGTATTGTGAGTGACAAAAACAATAACCGGTGGTTGTTGCCGGCACAAGTTGTTATTCCTTCAGAAGGTGAAATAGTTACTACGGCAATAGCTGAAAAGCCTGGAGCAATTTTGGCTTTACCAAATTCAGTTACGACCATTTCAACACCTACACGTGGTTGGCAATCAGTTAATAATCCTCAGGCTTCCACATTAGGTGCGCCAGTTGAAAGCAATGCTAAATTACGGCAACGCCAGGCACTATCGACTGCTATTCCATCGCGTTCTTATACTGAAGGTATTTTAGGTGCGTTGTTTAGCCTTGATGGGGTAAGCCGTTGTAAGGTTTATGAAAATAAAAAGTCATTCGTAGATCCTTTAGGGCTACCACCAAAATCTTTAGCGGTAGTTGTTGCGGGTGGAAATGATCAATTGATTGCTGAAACCATTCGGGTAAAGAAAGCGCCTGGTTGTGATCTATATGGAAATACAACTGTGATTCGCCCAACGGTTTACGGTGATCCTGTAGAAATTCAATATTGGCGACCTATTCAGAAGTCTATTGGTATCCGTTTTGAATTAACGACTAATTCTGATTACACGGTAGATATTGGTGAGCAAATAAAGAGCGCTTCAGCCGATTACATTAATCAGCTCGATATTGGTGACCGTATTGCAATTAATAAGCTGTATGTACCAGCAGGTTTATACGGTGCATTGGATGCCAGGTCTTATGAAATTGAAAGCCTTCAATTGACTGTAGACGGCGTACCAGTTGAGGGTGATTACACCTTGGCTTTTAACGCCGTGGCCTATTGTGATTCAGACAATATCGAGATCAGTGTTGCTGGAGGTGGTTAATGCAAACAGATGATTACTTGAATCTGATCATTAATGAGCACCGATCTAAGCCTAAGTTTAAACAGACAGTCAAAGAATCAATAGAACCTATTCTTGATTGTATAAACGTGCTGCAAAGCATAAATGAGAAGTTTGACTTAGATACAGCCACTGGCGATCAGCTTCACATTCTTGCCGAGTGGGTGGGTGCGCCACTGGTTGTTCCTAATATTATTCCTTTACCGTTCTTTGGTTTCGAGGGGCAGCCTGAGGCATTAACCTTCGGTGAAACGGATAACCCAGATATTGGTGGTTTTTGGCGCGAATCAGGTGTCAGTAGTTATCGTGGCCAGAGCACCCCCCCTCAAAAATTACCCTCAGTTGTTAAAGCTAAAATCTTGTTAAACAACTGTGATTGCACTCTCGATGAAGCATTTGAAATCTGCAAGCTATTAACTGATGTGCCTTTCAAGCTAAAGGACAACAGAGACATGACCGTTACTTTTGAATTTCTTGCAGAGTTTCAACCTATAGATAAAGAACTAGTCCGCTTGTTATTTCCTTTACCAAGTGGAGTTGAGCTAATTTTTTCGGATGAAGTAGATGGATAAGTTAGAAGAATTTAGCCTGAACGGGCCAAAAAATACCGATGGACTAACTTTATTAAGTGGCTTTCCATCAAATCAGAAACCCGCTCGTCAATGGTTTAACTGGTTATTTAATTCAATAACCAAAAAGATTAATGAAATCATTGATGGCAAGCTGGATGCAGGTGCTAATGCTGTTTCTGCAGCAAAGTTAGAAAAGGGACGAAAGATAAATTTCACTGGTGTAATCCAGGGTAGTGGCACATTTGATGGCTCTAAAGATATTACTATCGATACGGTCGACGGTGGAACCATAGGTGAAAAAGCTATCGCTATTATTCGCCTCAACGGCTCAACGTTCGATTTAGTCAAAAGCCGTGGCTTTGCTTCAGTTGAAAATAAAGGTGGCGGCCAAATCGAATTTACTTTGAGTGAGGGTGCACCTGATACAGATTATGGCATCGTATGTACTGGAACAAGCAATCGAGCTGATGCAGTTAGCTTGCAAGAGCGTGAAGACTTTGCCCGGACAAACACCAAATTCCGTCTGATGGGAGCATTTGGTGGTGATAACACTCAAGGCTCATATACTCCCAAGATCTGCACTGTAGTCGTCTATTACTAAACTGATTTTTTAAATTTTATGACCGCCTTCTGGCGGTTTTTTGTTGCATGGAGATCCAAAAAGATGGCAACAAACTGGAATGCGGTTTTAAACAACACAAATAACTTCAATGATGTATTGGCAATTTTAAAAAAACTGCTAGCACTCATGGGCGATTTATCTACTCTTGATTCATCAGAGGTTCTTTTACGTATTGATGAGATTATTAACTCATCGGTTGCTGATTTTAATGAAAAACAAATTCAGGCTTTTAAGGATCTCAAAGAAGCAATTGAAGTTGCTAGTGCAGCCGGAGCAGGCGAAAACGGGTGGATAGATACACTGGTACTTACTTTAACTGGAGAAAATCTCAGGGAATTTAATAAAAAAACTATCAGTACTTTAGATTGTATTGATGATTTAGCTACTACATTGCCATGGCCAGGCCGCACCGTAAATGTACGATCTGTGATAAAAGATAAACATTTAGGGGGAGGAACTTTTGTATTTAGTGCTGATAGTTCAAAAGTTCCAGACGGTTATATTGTTGTTGCTGCAAATGGCGGGAATTGGGTGAAAATCACAGTTGCTTTTCCAACAATTGATGATTTTGGCGGTCTGGGTGACGACCCAAATTATGACGATGCGGACGCATTTATTCGATGTGCGTTGAGTCCATACACAGGTTCGAATATTTATCTTGCTAACAGACAAGTTGAATATCGCATCAATAAACAAGTTGATTGCAAGGGTAAAGGGATTGTTGGAGGTGGATTTAGTAGACAAAATGCCACTGCGTATGCAATGAACTCTCTAAAGGTAAGACCAGGTGATTATTCAAATTCAAATACCCTTCTTAATAATGTGGCATTTATTAACGTGGGCGCCGAAGTAAGAGATTTGCAATTAGTAAGTGAGGGTGTTTCAGAAAATATTTCGGGTTTAAAAGTTGATGGTTATAACTTCACACTTTCAAATGTAAATATTTCAGGCTTTTACAATCAAGTATATTTATCGAATGCAACGGTTTCGTTCCGTGTCCAAAATTTGATGTCAATTAGTGCATCAAATGCAGGGTTTTATATTGCTGATGTTGATTCTAAACAAAGTACTACTGCATATTTTGACAACTGCTCATGGCAATGGGGTAAATACCCTGTGCTGTTTGCTAAAGAAGCTTATCAGTGCGTCTTTAATAATATTATTCTTGAATATATGCAGTACGGTTTAACAGCGGGTATCTGGTCGAATTGCTCATTCAATGCAATTTGGGCAGAGCAAACAAGAGATGGTGTAGCTCGTGACTGGCTTGTAAACACGACCTATCAACAAACATTTAATTGCACAGTTAATAATCTCTACATTAGAACGCCTTGGCTAAATCGAGCTGACACAACCGCTTTGGCTGTATCAGATAATATTGGGGGGTTGTAATTGATAAAAGTCGAATTACTTTAAGCGGTGCGACGGGTGCGAAAATACAACTTTCTCCATCTGGTTTAGCAACACTTTTTGCTAATTGGTATGGTGGTACTAATCGAAGATTATTAATTACTACTCAACCGACTGCGGCAGATTCTGGGTATAAAACACCAATCCACATCAATGCACCGAATAGCGAATTGTATTTTGGAAATCAGGATGAAACATCAGTTGCAAGTGTAGTATTTAAGCGAGTAATTGGCGCTACTGCTACAAATACACCTTATATTGCGTCAGACTCGTGGACTAAAAAAATTCGAAAGTGGAATACTTACAATCACGAAGTATCAAAAGTCGGGCGTTTTATTGCACCGATGATGCTGACTTATGATGTCAACTTTACTACCCAACAAAACAATGCAGGTTGGTCGATTTCAAAAGAATCAACGGGGGTCTATAGATTGCAACGAGATTCAGGAGTAACTACTGAATTAGCGAATCCTCACATTGAAGTTTCTGGCATTTTTGCTGGCACAGGTCTGGGTAGTGGGGATGTTATTTTGCCACCAACGCTTCAAGCAATTGAAGCATACGATGGTAGTTGGTCAGCTTATAGAGTCGCGGCTGGAGTTAAGTTATTTTTTAAAAATTTGTCAGGTGCGTTAGTTGACCCGATGCGCTTCTCAGTTTCATTCACATTAGAATCAGGAATTTAATATGAACTACGCAGAAATGTATGTAGAAGGTGCTTTACCAAAGATTGAAGCAGACATTGCACAAAACGGAGTATGTACTCTTTATTCAAAGATGACTTTAAATGAAGAAACAACAACGGCCATTTCAGATCTACTTCGTGAAAAAGGCTTCAATGCGGAAGTATCAATTGAAGATGATCCTGATTTTATTGGTAGTAGATATAAGCTTGTAATTAAAAAAGCATCGTAACTACACAGCAAAACCACACAAGCCCTAGCTTTAAATAAGTTAGGGCTTTTTTAATGCCAAAAAATCTGGAGAAATAAATGGAACCAGTTTCCACTAGCGGTTTTACAGCACTTTTAAAATTTTATGGTGCAGCAATTATGGTGACTTTAGCAGTCGGTTTGGTTGCAGCAGTTGTATTAATGACTCGTATGCCACGTTCACCACAAGAGTGGGGCGTAGGCTTGATCTGTACTGTTGTATCAAGTCTTGCTGGCGGCTCATTCATTATTGTGAAGTGGGGGCTTCATGAATGGGTTACTGATGTATGGGGGATGATTGCTCTGGGTGGTTTCTTCTTTGTTTGTGGTTTACCCGGTTGGGCTTTGGTCCGTTGGATTTTTAACTTCATAGATAAACAGGAAGGGAAAACGATTGTTGAAGTGATCAAAGAGTTTAAGAAAGCCAAAAACGATATTACGAACAGTTAATGCCGCCTTCGGGCGGTCTATTAATACTAATGTATCAATTAGTGTCTTCTTTATATTGTTTTTATAATTTGTTATCTTCTTTTGTCTTTACTTTATAAGAGAGGAATAAAATTGAATATCATTTCATTTGACGAAGAATTATTAAAAACAACAGCACGACACTGGATTGATCGCGGTATAGCATTAAATCTTGATGACGAATTAATTGAGTTAAATGAACAGTTTTTCGAACACATTCAAGCAAGTAAAGATTATGGGGATTATTTAACGCGAGAAAGTCTAAACACTTACATTGGTATTTGTGAAGATGATTGTGATCATCCAAATGTTATTGTTGAAGTCGGTTATCATCGTCGTGGACGTGAATTAACGTTAAAGATTTTTGATATCTACATTAGCCCAGAGCTTGATAGTTTAGTTGATTCAGAATATGATTCGAAATACGCAGAATATTTGATCTTTATTATTCAAAAATTCTTGCAGCATGCTGATTGTTCTGGTAGTGCGACTAAAATCTACGCACGTACGGACTATAGTCAAGCATTCTTACAGCGAATGCATGACGCAGCAGAATCCATTAAATCAGAATTAGATAAAGCTGGTTTGACAGTTAAGTTTGAAGGTAAGCGTTGGCTTGCCTTTCGACGTCAATAAACCTTACTAAATAGGTGTGGGAATTATGAACGTTATTTCATTGCTAAGTCATGTTCAATTAACTGAAACAAAACAACAAAAAGTTAATGAATTGGTAGCTCAGTGTGTATTGTCTGCTTGTGCAAAAACTCCAAGTATGCGAGAAGTTCTCAAGGGTGATATGCGCAGCACCATTCATGCATCTCGTCTCCGAAAAGTATCATAAAATCTAAAAATCAGAAAAACCCCGCATTTGCGGGGTTTTTTATTGCCTAAAGGAAACCGAAATGAACATTGAAAAATATCTTGATGAATTAATTAAGCGCGAAGGTGGTTACGTAAATAACCCAGCGGATCGAGGAGGGGCGACCAAATACGGTATTACTGAAGCTGTAGCACGTGAAAACGGCTATAAGGGCAATATGAAAGATTTGCCTCTTGATGTGGCCAAAGCTATTTACAAGAAGCAATACTGGACAGCTCCGCGATTTGACCAAGTAAATGCTGTTTCTTCTGCAGTAGCTGAAGAGCTTCTAGACACTGGTGTGAATTGCGGTACCGGCTTTGCAAAACCTCTTTTACAACGAGCTTTGAACTTGCTTAATAACCAAGGTAAAGCTGGATATGCAGATTTAGAGGTTGATGGTGTTTATGGCTCAGCAACGCTAGGTGCCCTTAAAACATACTTGTCAAAACGTGGGAAAGAAGGTGAGAAGGTTCTGGTGCGAGTGCTCAATATTATGCAAGGGCAACGCTACATTGAAATCTGTGAGCGTAATCCAAAGCAGGAACAGTTTTTCTATGGCTGGATTGCTAACCGGATCGGCTAGCATGAAAATCTTTCACAGTAAGCGAACTAAGTTTGCTTCGATTATTACTGTGCTGTGTATTCTATTATCGGGCTGCACAGCCCATACGATCAAAAATAATATTAGAGTCAGCATTTGCGTACAGTGTGTTGTTAATTGACATTTTGTACCAACTACCTAAGGTTGGCCAAAGCAGCTGCAGTATTTGGCCAACTTCTCGATATTAATTTAAGTTATTGAAAAATAGTAACTAGAGAAAAAATAACATTTATGTTTGATTGGCATTTTGTATCAAAAAATAGAAGAGTAATTAAAATAGCCTTTTTCTTCTGAGAATAATTTTGCGCAAAAATATCAATATTAAGCAAATATGAGCATAAATTTGCGCAATACACTTAACTTACTTGAACGATGGATTGATGTATCATTATTAAAATTACTTTGAATTATTGTTATGTCTTCACAGTTAATCAAAATTCATTATCATGCATATTCTCGCGTTGCAGATCTATTAGCAGATCTAGATAAGAAAGGAGAGGTCACTAAAATTTATGACCTCAATGGCAACGAATTAAAAATTAATTTCTTGCGTGACGAAGTTTATTATAAAAAAGTCTGGTGGCATTTTCAGAAGAAGCAAGGCGGTTAAACCGCCCAGCTATCCACAATATTAGCCCAGTCCTGTAGCATTTTTCGCCTGCTTTCTAAATATTTGGCATGGTTATATGTGGCCCTAGTTTTATTACCATCTGCATGCGCTAATTGTTTTTCAATCCATTTGTCATCGTAATCCTTTTCATTTAACAAGGTTGATGCAGTGGCACGAAAGTCATGAGCAGTGACATCAGACAAGCCAATGTAATCGAGCATTTTATTCATTGTAGTAGCGGAGAGCATCCCATCTTGATAGATGGCTGGAAAAACATATTCACGATTACCTACAATGTTGCGCTGTTCTTGAAGAATATTAAAAACTTGGTCAGACATAGGAACGATATGAATACGTTTCTTTTTCATCATCTCTTTTGGGAATGTAATTGTTCTAGCTTCAAAATCAACATATTCCCATTTCATGCGGCGGATCTCGATAGTCCTGAGCATAGAGTAGAGCATTACAAGGCCAGCATTTTTAACTGTAGTAGATCCACCATAGCTATTTAATTTATTTCTAAGTTGCACAGCCTCATATTTTTCCATGGGTCTGGCATGTTCTATTTCGGGACGTTCTACAACGTTTTTAACGGCATAGGTTGGATCATAGTCGGCTCTAAGTGTGGCGATTGCATAACGCATTACGCCGCCAATAAAAGTACGATTTTGAATTGCTGACACTTCGCCAGTACCATGGTTTTTTTGACGCTTAACTCGTGCAATCGTCTTTTTCATGATAGTCAAAACGTCTGCTGAGGTGACTTCTTTAATATCCTTATCACCAATAACTTTTAAAATATCTTTATCTAAGGCGCGTTGAAAAGCTTCTTGATACCTTTCTGAACGATTATTTAATTTTTCTGCTTTATATTCTGCAGCAACATGTTTAAAGAGAACCCTATTGTCATACTCATCAGATTTAGCCTTTTTTTGGTTTTCTTTTTCTTCAACTGGATTTATACCGCTTGCAACTAAAGATTTAGCTTCATCTCTTTTAGTACGGGCTTCAGCTAATCCCACAATAGGGTATTCACCTAAGCTCATCATTTGTGTTTTTTTGAGCCATTGAAAACGATAGCGCCAATACTTCTTGCCATTAGGTTTTATTTCAACACACAAACCATCGGAATCACCAAGCCTATAAAGCTTTTCTTTCGGTTTTGCACTTCTAATTTTTGAGTCACTTAACAT